TTTTTGACAATTCATTAGTGGTCACAGAAATAGCAACGCCACCGCCAAATGTGCTTACACCGCCATCATTTGTATCCCATGTTGAATCTGGGAGCTTGTGATATCTAAAACCTGAAGACTTAACTGGAACTAGATTGGTCGGTGTTCCAGTGCCATCAATAAACCATGTTTTTGGGATATTCCAGGAAACTGTTAATCCGACGTTCTGTCCTATATTATCCCCGTCACTTGTTGTATACACATGATAGCCGCTGTAAACCATTAAAAGATTATCAGTGAATTTATTCCAAGTAAATGCTGGCATACAATTTGGCGGAAAATAACCAAATTGGAAGGTATTATTGTTGTATGGGGCTGGTAGAGTTCTTCCAGCGGCGGTTTGATCAACATCAGTAACATCTGATGATACGTAAATGTCTTGTCCACGCAGTAAAGTGAGAGACTGATCAAATACATCTAATCTAATACTGGAATTTGGCACTAGAGTTGTTCTAAGTATTCTGTCACCGGCAGAATCAACTAAAAGAAATATATTTGTGTAACGAGTCGTTATCGATGTCACATCTGCAAATAATGTCCAATTTGCACTTTTGCTATTGCCACCGGTTTTTGCTACAACCCGCCTTTTTGCTGCAGTTAAACTGTTAGTTAATTCAAGATACGCAAACTGTGAACCAATGTTCATTATCGAGCTTATGTATTCATCAGCAGCTTCGAATGAAACTGACATTGGGGATGAATCAAATATAAAAGCTTGATCTTGCGTAAATCGATAAGCTCTCCATGGTCTGACAACATTGGCTGGCGTGTTTACATGAAAAAATGCAATTTCAATATTTTGATCATCTGTCAATCCAAACGCTTGTGTCGATTGTGCACCAAGACTAAACTGAAAATCAGAATAGATTGGAACGTTATTTTCTTCAAGAACACCGGCTAAAGGATCAAAATTTACATAATCTGTTGAATCAACATATTTTTTAGTGGCTGCTCCTAGTTCAGCAGTTGGATCATTATTCAACACCAAAAAGCCAGTCATAGTATCACCAGCTTTATTAACTGGTGTGTATCCAAGACCAGTAGTCACTTCAGCAGAAGTTAAATTGGTCGTTGTGAAACTACCACCACTTTGTTTCATAATTCCGGTTTGCCAAGCACTTCTGCCCGTGCCACCTTTATTAAGTGGTAATACTCCAGTTATTGATGAAGTTGAAACTGTGGTGGTTGACGATAGCGTAGTTCCATTGCTTGTTACGAATCCCGATGGGATTGATGTTACACCAGTGCCGCCCTGAGACATTTGCATTGTGCCAGTAATGCCAACAGTTATGGCCTGCCAAGTTGCCGTTGAGTTTGTTTTTACTTTTAAAGTATTTGCACTTGTGTCAAACCATAATTGACCAAACGCAGAATTTTCTGGAGGAGTAGTTCCTGCAAATGACTCAGTTAAACGCAAAACGTTTTGGTGTACATCTTCACCGTAATTTGAAACATATCTGCCTGGAATTGAAAGTGATGAAGATGCCGTGTCAGTCTGATTTGTAGATACAACAAAACTATCTTGTTTAAAATTAAAAAGATACACAGAGGTGTTTGTTATCTTTCCAAGATTTGGTCCGTCACTTGAGCCAGTAGGTAGCGCTGGCACACTCACAGTTGTTGACGTTGACGGTGAAGTAATTACTTCTGGCTTAATATAAACTGTTGTACGATTAGTGAGAGGCGAATAAGCTGAATCATACACTTTATACTTTTTGTTCGCTGACGAAAATGAATTATTTTGAATTTCAAATTCTGTGGCTAGCGTGAAAGTGCTGGTGTTATCCTTAATAAAAAGCTCAGTATAATCACCACTTATCACAACTGTTTGAGACGCAGTTGAAATTGAAATTATAGAATATGATTTAGCCATAATTAAAAACCGCCTATAATATGAAAGATAGTCTAAATTATATTTATATCATTTATTGTTTACAATCATTTTACGTTTTTTCAATTTTTAGTTATAACTTTATAAATATAATGTCTGAAAAACATTTTCAAAATAGGAATATCATCATGGAACAAGTATTATCAATGCTATTACACGCCTCAAAAGTTGCTCAAATCTGGCATTGGAAGGTAAAATCATTTGCACAGCACATGGCATTAGGCGAGCTCTATGAAATGATCACTGAAGTGACAGATCAATTAGCTGAAGAATATATAGGCAAATTTGGAGAAACCGCACCAGTCTCAGATGGCGCGTGGACTTTTTCTACAACTTCACCTATCGGGTTCATTAATGATCTTCACGCTAAAGTAGAAGAAATGCGTGCATCTTTACCTCAAGACGCAGCTTTGCTTAATACATATGATGCATTAATTGGGCAAATCAGGCGTGTAAAATACAAACTAGAAAATCTTTCATAATAATAGCAGAATTATCTTTTCGCGGATTTAATGCCCTTATCACAAACAATAACACTCGGGGGTTTACATGAAGCTATCAAAGTTAAGTACTCATTTACAGATTATATCTGAAAGCATAACAAATGAGCAGCAGCATAGCGCGATGAAAAAATTTCAAAAGAAAATTGATGATGTTTCAATGTGTCATGATAGAATGAGAAAATATCTAATGGCTGATGAATTGACCGAGCTTGTTCAAAAACTTGGCGGCGACAAAAAGGTTCTTAAGAAAATTCATGATCACCTTGACGGTGTTGAAGAAGAATTAGAGAATTTAGTTAGTTCAGTTACTAAGTCAACATTAAAAATGCAAGAACAGACCAAGAGTCCATATGCCGTTGGCATGGCTGCTGCTATGAAACAAATGAAAGATAAACCGCCCCTTAAAAAGGCAACAATAGTCAGAGCTCATGAGATAGCCAAAGCTATCATGAAAAAATAATCAGTTTTATGTAAAACCGTTTCTCCAATGGATAAAACAAAAGGCTTGCAATGCAAGCCTTTTGTTCTTGATACGACTTCTATCTTGACAACTACCTATTACACGAATGACAGGTTTGAAACTTCGATACGGCCATAGTAATCAGCTGAGTTACCAAGTGATGTTGCTGAATTGGTAAATGTAGCTTTGCCATAACGTGTCATGAGTGACATTTGTGGGTTATAGGTGTTTGGATCAATAACAACGTTTGAAGACATCAATGGCACGTATGGGCAGTAGAAGTAACCGCTGTCCATGTCGCCAGTGCCGCCTTTGTAGCCGAGAAGAACTGGCTCGGTGCCTTGATCGTGATAGATGTATGAATACACCTTGATGCTGCCATTCAGTGTACCAACGAGCTTGGTGTTAGCTGGGCCTTCGAATGAACCTGAAACGGCTGGAGCAAACACGGCTTTAGAGGCTGATTGCAGAACTGAAACGACCAGTGGGGACACCACGATCCAGTTAGCTGGACCACGACGTGTTTTACGGGCGATTTCGTTAGCAACTTTGTTGATAAGAACACCGAGAACGGCGTGACGATCACCAACATAGTTTGGCACACCGGTGAATGTTGAGGACATGTTGTATGTCTCAACTGTACCAGCAAGACCGATCAGGTCGTTGATGATTTCATTGTCGATTTCTGAAACAACGGCAGCTGAAAGAGCGGCTGTCATTTCGGCTTCGAGGTCAAGACCGTGCTGTGCTGAGAGGTCCTGAGCAGCTTCAATTGTCCACTTGGCTTGCAGCTTACGTGAGCCAGCAGTAACTGTTTGCTTCAGAACTTCGAGTGACATGCGACGACCACCGAATGCTTCATAATCGGCGGTGAGTGATGAAGAACCAGCTGAAGTTGTTGCTGAAAGCGCTGGTGGATAGCCTGCTGTACCAACATCAGCTGATGAGTAGAAACGCTTCATCTTGCTGTTGTTGCCGAATACTTCATCGCCAGCACTGATATCAGCAGCTGTACCTGGAGCATTCATTGCTTCTGAGAACAAGAAGCGCAGTGAGTATACCAGGCCAACTGGACCGGACATTGGCTGAACACCAACGAGTTCGGAAGCAATGGTACCTGGGATAATACGACGGATCATTGGGATAACGATCTTTTGGAAGTTACCGATAGCGCCACCGGAAGTGGTGAGTGCATCAGCGGTTTCAGCCAAATAACGCTTTTGGTTTTCAAGGACTGGGCTAACAATTTTTTTCTGACGATCGCTGAGACCTTCAAGAAGAACGTCCTTGGTTTCTTGCCAGTTTTCGAATAGATTCATAATGTAATCTCCTATTACAAATGTGTGTTAAACGGATGCTAATTTACGAAGACGCGCAATACGTGCTTCTTTTTCAGCATCGTGTTTTTCTTCTGTGATAACTGGAGCGGTTTCGCCAGTAACAACAGTTGTGCTGTCAACGGTTTTGTCTTCGGTGCTTTCAACGATTGTTTGATTCTTAGGAGCATCTTCCTTAAGAACGCGTCCAACGAACTTATTGAATGACTCTTGAAGTTTGTCTGTTTCGACATTCTTCAGAATTAATTCCATCTGTTCACGTTTTTGACCAGAAAGTGGAGCTAAAATTTCAGCCATTTTCTGTTGGCGAACTGCGATGCTAGCTGCAGCAGCCTGTTCTTCTAATTTCTTTTCTGCGTCACGAAGCTTTTGTTCAGTAACAGCAAGCTTACCCATCACTGATGATTCATCGATAAAACTTTTACCAAATTCACCAACAAAAGCCTCAAAAATCTTACGACCAAATGTGTTTTGACGTGCTTCTTCGAGATCTTCTTTCAGTTCTTCAATTTCTTCTGAAAGACGAATTTCCAAGAAACTGTCAATTTTGTCAACAAGTTGATCGAGTTCTTCGCCAAGCTGAGCAGCCATAGTGTGTTTTTCTTCAACTAGCTTGGCAGCATATTCGACTTCTAGATCACGGAAGCTCTCAACATCTTCTTTGAGCTCGGCGATTTCTGAAGCAAGTTGAACGGTGATGAAGGAATCCATGGACTCAACCAAGGCTTCTTTGTCTGTAACCCACTGCTCGGCCAATTCAGCACGAACTTGTAAACCAATTTCTTCGGCCAGTTGCGCTTTATATGCCTCAACTGATTCGCTAAATACTTTGGTGATTTCAGCTTTGGTCTCTTCGCTGAGAAGCTCTGATGAGACTAATTTTTGCAGAATTTCATCCATATTCTCTCTCCTTTATGTATACCAAAGGTTATCTAAATTTGCTAAAAAATATCTTTCTTAGCTTAATCATCTAGAGCGTCAAAGCAAAATGCCAAGCGCATTCTCATTTAATGCTATTTTTTCAATATCAATTTATACGTAAAATATACTAAAGCGAAATTATTTATAGTGTTTAAGAAAAAAACGCATAAAATCAACCACTATTATGAATATAATAGAGCAAAGGAACCTTTTACGGTTCCTTTTGCATTATTTTAATAGAAAACTTAATAATTAAGTTTCAGGATTTTCAGAATCTGGTAAATTTTCAGTCGCAACATCAGTCGCCGCAACTTCAACTTCAGTCTCGGCTTCAGCTGTTGGCTCAGCCTCACGTGAATAACCCATAATTTCACGTGTTTTTAATGGGAGATATTCTTTAAATGCTGCAACTGCTTCAGCTTCATTCCCATTAATCATATGATTTAACATGTCTCTTAAAGCCGTTTTATCTACCATATTCATTCTCCTTTATGATATAAACTTCTGACACTCAATCTTAACGCTTCAAAATTGAGTCTAAGAATTTCTTGATTTCTGCTGTCAAATACTTTTGTGCGCTTTCATCATGAACCACAGCTTCAGCCAATGTCATGACTTTCTTATTCTCAACAGCCTCACGCACTAAATTTGGATAAGCTTCTGGCGCAGAAGGATTTGCAACTAAGTCAATGGTGACAAAGCTGAAATTTTCAACAATGCCATTATTGACGTCACCCGTGCCGCGTGAAGAAACACCAAGTCTGACACCGCCATTTAACAGCTCTTTAGCAATTTGACCTGATGGCGTGTTGAGTAATTTGCAACGACCAACTGCGTTGTTACCATCCATGTACATTTCGGTGATCACGTGAGAAACATTTTTAAGATCAATTGACAGGTTATCTGGGTGGTTAAGTTCACCCATGATTGATGCACCAGTCTTTATCTTTTCAGCACACATTTGCACTGCATTTGAAATTTCTTGTAATGGGTAAACGCGACCATTACCATTTTGAACTTCTGCCTGCATTAAAACGCCTGACAGGTAATAATTCTTTTTATCGTCAATTGACTCCACCAAATTTGCACTGGTTGGCATCAGCTGTTCAATAAGGATAAGATTTTTCATAGAATAGTTCTCCTAAAATAGGGTTAATTTATTTATAGAAGAACTAAACTTTATTATTGAATTATTCCGGTTTTGGTGGTTCTGACAATGGCTCTTCTTCTGGTTCTGGACTAATATTGACTGGCGTTGGTTCCATTGGCTCTTCTATCTCGCGCCCAAACCCAAATTCCTCAGGCTGCGTCGAACTTGTCATTTCTCCATCACCGCCATTTAAAGACTCCTCATCGCGTTTGAAATCTGGATCATACATTTGCTGGATATCTGACGTAGCCCTATTATCACTAATGTCGCGTTCTTGCTTCAACATAATCTCATTCATCTGCAGATCATCTTCAGTGAAGCCTAAGTATCGTTTTAAGATGAATCGTTTTGACAAGTACCTGATACCGTCAGCGGAGTTGAAAGTATTAATTAGCTCTGCATCAAGGCCGGCCTGACGGTACAAAGCAAAGTTCTGCGGTTCGGGCAGCTTTAACATGAACAAGTCGTCATCAACTTTAATGCCAGCAGTTTTCAGATACATCTTAAATTCTTTGTCTAGTACTCGCTCGATTTTTGATTGGAGTCGAGTAATAAAATTGGCAAATCGCAGTTCTTCAATGTAGGCGATGCCAACTTTACCATCGGCAACTTGCGCGCCGCCAGCATCTGCACCACGCATATACGAACTAGGAATCCGTAGCCCGCGGAAAATTTTACCTTGGAAATATGTTAATTCTGAATTTTCACCAAGATTTTCGCCACCAGGTAATGTTTCGACTCGTGAACCACGACCAGCGGCGGTTTGGGCAAAGAAGTAGTCTTCTGAAATTGAGTGTGGATTATACGTACCGTCAACCATATCTTGCCCAGAAGCTGAGGTGTTTGGAATTCTTTTTTGGCGAATGTCATTCTTGATTTGTTCAAGATACTGTTTAACGCGTTGTGCTGGCATATTACCAACATCAATATAGAAGGCGCGGCGCTCTGGAGCACGAACGACTCGATAAATCACCACTGAATCTTCAAGCATTGACAGCTGCTTGAATGTTTTCATAATTGGCAGCAATATTGAATCGCCGAATGGGGCGCCAACCCCCATCTCATCCGTTAATGTGAAATGAATCATTTTATCGACAGGCACAATTTCTGCATGTTGTTTTTTAATTGTTTGCAGACCGATCGACGCTGGAGCAGAAGAAAGATGATTTATGTGATAAGCTACTTTTCGGCCTTTTGCATCTATTTCAATGCCAGTTACGTCATTCTGCTCGACGAACTTCCACGGCGCTAATGGTGATTCACGCTCGAAGAAGCAGTCACCATATTTGATCACGTGACGTGCAATTCGATAAATTCTATTGTTCAAATCCTGATGATTGCACCAATAGCGCACTGCTGCTCTAAGTGCGGTTACTACTGATTCATTAACTTCTTGACTATCTTCAGTTTGATATTCAATCTTAACTGGCAATTTAGTTCTTTTGTCTTCTGTTGCAATTTCTTCAGAAATAGTATCAAGAGCTCTCGCAATATCAACATCAGAATCCATCATGTCAAATTGCTTATAACGTTGTTTGCGTGAGCCAATGCCACGCATAACCTGGTTATACCACTTTACGCCATCTAATTCTAGACCATAAGAATCAGGTAGATTATCTGGTGCGATAATAGTTGATCTTTGAGAAGGAGATGATGGTCTAACTATTTTCCAATAATTTACCCAAGATGCCATTATAAATTCCCTGTATTATGTTTTATCTTAGCGCTGAGCTAACAAATTCTGTTTTTGATAAAGTTGTTCTTGATTCAAACATTTCAGTTGTGCGTTTACTCGCGGTGACTTTTAAATGATCATTGCTCACTTTTAGAATTTCTACCATTTCTCTAGATAGTTCTTCACTAGCACGTAAAATGCTAATCATTTCAGCTTGTTGATTAACTAATTTTTCGTTAAGTCCCTGTTGATTGACTGTATTTATCTCTGTTGATGTTGCAACCACAGGAGCTTTAGCTAATGTTGGAGCGGCTACGGTTGCGCCTCCAACTGTCTCGGTTGGCATACCCGCCACCGGTGCTGTCCCAACTCTTGCTGGAATTGGAGTTGGCGCTAATAAATTTTTCTCAGCTTCACTATCACCACTGAAAAAATCGTATAGATGAGATCCAATTGATGCGCCAGTTGTAGATTCTACTAGTTGATTAATTCCTTCACCAACTGCGTACCCAGCTGCACCCGCTGCCATAACACCACCAGCCGCACCAGCTAATTTTCCAGCTCCGCCAATTAATCCACCAGCCTTACTTGCTATTCCTGCCCCGCCTAACGCGCCTGCAGCAGCAGTCAACGCTGAAGCTGCGCCAATTAATGATGCACTACTAGCCAATAAACCAGCCACTGAAATTGCCATTTGCACTAGTGGACTTTCAAATGCATTCTTCACAAATGTAAAAGCTTCTATAAGTTTATTAGTTGTTTGATCAGTGCTATCTCTCTGTAATGCTGCAGCTATTTCTGCATCTGTTAACATTTTGCCAGTTGCAGATTGCAATGCTACGCCAGCATCATATAATTGTTTAGTGCCCCCGCCCATCCCATCTTCTAACACGTTAACAACGTTTTCTTCGGCCAATCCTCCCATTGCCATTGACTGCGCAGATTCATTCATCGTGCCCATGAATGTTGCTAATTTAGTTTTTTGCTCTTCAGTTGCCCTTCTTCCTAATCTGATAATATCTGCGGCCTCGGCACCCGCATCGCCCATCCCCATGATTGACGCCATCTGCTGAACTTTAGCAGCTTGTTCTAATCTGGAAGTTACTTTATCTTTTTGGACTGACAAAAGAGCCGACTGTGTTGCATCTGCTTGCGCTTTTGACAAACCATACGTGGTTTGTAACAATACACTTTGCGCTCTAAAGGCTTCAACTCTGCCAGCACGCTCTTTTGATCCAACTCCTAAATTTAATTTTTGTAAATCTACATTTTCTGCCGCCGCCCTTGACATTTCAATATATTCTTGTTTTGTCATGCCGGTGACGCGATTCAGTTTAATAAATTCTTTTTCTTGATTTTGGACTGCCGCATTCATCCTGTCAGTGTCGCGAGCAGATATTCCGGCAGATTGCGCATTCTGTCTAAACGCAGTTGCGAGCTCTAACGCATCTTTAGCTGCGACACCTTCATTTCTCAACCTATCAGATGATGCGTCTAGGCCTTGTATAAACGTTGAATAATCAGTCTGCGCGATCTGTCTTCTACTTTCAGAAACAGCTCGTGTTAATTCTTCTATTGGCACACCAAACTTTGTTAAAGAATCGGTGGTGATGCTCAGAATATTATTGAGTGGCAGTTGAGCATTTACACCAGCTGTTACTGCCGAATACATTTTGCTGAATGATGTTACACCTAAGGCTGCAAATGCTGCTACGCTCAAATTTGTTAAGCCAAACTGTTTACCTAAAATCTCAGTGCCCTTTGTTAAGATCTTATTGCCTTCAATAACTCTTTTGTGTGACACTGCATTCTCGGCGAGCCGTTTGACAACATTTTTAGATTCTCCACCTATTCTTATCAGCTCTTCTTGTAATGTAACTACTCCTTTAGATTTTAATTCTTCTAATCTTTCAGTAGTAACTCCCATTTCTTTACCAAGTTCCATCAACCACCAACCTGATAATTCTGTGCCGCTCGCCTGCGCATCAGCAAGTTCTTTTTGCAGTGTGGCTGCTCCTTCTACTCGCTTTTTCAAAATTTTAAAGACTTCACCAATACCATCGCCATCTTCTGCAAGCTTAGAAAGCGCCGCACCAGAAGAACCCATCATGTCTTCCATTGATGTCATTGATTTAATAGTGTTCTTAAGCGCTTTGTCTAACTCTTTGTTAGAAAATATTTCTTGCTCATAGATTTTTTGAAAACCATCCATGATGGTATCAATATTATCAGCAATGCCTGAAAATGAAGCTTTTGCTTGCTTTTTAATATATTCTTCAAGTTGTTTAGGCGAAGAAAAGTCTTGTTTTTTACCAGATTTCTCAGAAGTTTTTTCTTCTTTTGATCTTATATTTCTATCTCCAGTTAAGGCCGTTGACATGGCCTTACCAACAGCACCTGCAATAGCTGTTGATAATTTTTGGATATCTTCTGGAGTAAGAGACATTCTGGACAACCTATAAAAATGATAAATACTATATGCCGGATATTTATTGATTTCCTGAGTAATCCAAAAATACGCTTTCTGGCTAATATTCATATTCATATTAAAGGAGATGCAATGTCATCAAATCCTCTTTTACAAAAGTTGAAGTTGCCAGGTAGGATTTTTCAACTTCCATCTTCTGGACACTTCTATAAAAGTGATGAGCTCGTCGGTTCATGCAAAAACGCTGAAATTCATGTCCAACCGCTTTCAGCAATTAATGAAATTTCAATTAAAAATCCAGATATGCTATTCAGCGGTCGCGCAATTGAAGAAGCATGCGCGGCTTGCGTTACAGATATTATCAAACCGAAGGATCTACTAGCAAAAGATGTTGATGCACTAATGGTATTTTTAAGATTGGTGACTTACGGTCCACATTATGAAATAGAATTTAGGCACACATGTGAAAACGCAAAAAATCATTCTTACGTAATCGATTTGGAGAATGTTATAACAAGTATGAAAATACTTGATCCAACAATTGCTGAAGCTAAAATGACTGTCAATTTACCAAACGGACAGGTTGTAAAACTTAGACCGATTCGGTATCAGCATCTAATTGAGCTTCTGCAAAAAAATCATGCTAAAAAACAACTTACTGCAGATGATATGAAAGAAAATACTGTTCGCAATTTGTTGAATATTATTCAAAGCGTTGATGGAATAGATGACTCTAAATTAATAGAAGAATGGATTAAACAAATTTCATCGCCGCTTGCAAATAGGTTGGTTGAAAGAATTGATGATATAAATGATTGGGGAATTAATACGATTGAGCAGATTGCATGTAAAGATTGCGGTGAAATGGTTAGCGTTGATATTCCATTGAATCCAATTTCTTTTTTCACCGAATGATTGACGCTGGAGATATGTCTAAAATACAAAATCACATTAGTATTTTAGGTAAAGAAGTTCGTGCAATGATCAAGACGTCATTTGAGTTAAGCTATTTTTCACGAGGTGCCTGGTCTTATCAAGATGTTTTACAGATGTGTGCGGCCGAAAGAGAAATAGCTTTGGAGTTTATCAATAAGAGACTTGAAATTGCAGGTAAAATGGCGTATCCAGTATTTTAATCAGTCCTGGAATTCAGACACTTAGAAAGGACAAAAGGGAGACATCGTCTCCCTTTCTTATAAATATTTTTTAAAAACCATTACTTTTATTTATGTTGTCCCTGTCGCTGTAGCATTTTGTATTGTTGCTTAAAGAACTTATAAGACGCTTTTTCGCAGTTTTGATCTAGTTTGATAGTTCCAGTTATTTCTGGTGCCAACAAATTTCCTTCTTTATCTCTAATAGCTTTTTGCCCGCCTGAAACTAAGTACGTGCTCTGTAGTGGACCAGTCACTCCGTCTTTTCTAAAGCTTTGCTTAATCATTTTTCTCAGTTCTTTTGCAACTAAACCCCTCATAATAATCTCCTTTTAATTAAATCATCCCAACATAGCGAACATTGATTTCTGCATCTGCGTGATCAATCACAAAACCATAATTATTGGTGTACAACAAAATTTCCCATGAATTAGCTGAAGGTACACCTGTTTTTCCTAACTTCTGTCTAACAATTAAATGTTTTATTTGACGTATATCTTCCTTGATTTTCAAATTTTCTATATAAATCGGTTGGCAGCCCGCTAATTCTATCTTATTAACTCTTTTAATTGACGCATAATTTCTATTTGAGAGTGTTTTCCAATCTGCAACATCAACTTCTGAAATCTCAAATAGCGCCTTTTGAAATTGACATGAATGTAAGGTAGAATGATGCGGCAGTATGAGTTGTTTTCTGCCCTTATGTTTTTCGCAAAATGCAACGGTCGCAGACATCATCGCAGAAACTGTCGCATCATGTAAGCATACACGACCTGGCTGCAAACCAATAGCAGATATTATTGCGTCTCGGGCTGGCGGCATATATGGCATCATGCTACCAGCCTGTCTGGAATTATATGGTGCTAGGAATTTTTCAATTTTTGTGTAAAGCCAAAATGTATCTTTGACTTGTTTTTGTAAATCAGTAAATGGTTCTATTACTGGACGTATTACGTCAAGACGTGCTTTATATTGCATAACTGGGAACTTTATAAAAGAGAAATACTACTGAAATTATTTATAAGCGCTGACGGTCATTATTTAGAAACTCTAATAGTATGCTTTATTATCATTTTGCTTAATAGCTGTAAATATTTAATCTATTACATAATAAAGAAAAAATATGTGGTTATATGAAGGCGCAGAATTCACTCCTGAAAAAATAGAAAACTACGTTGGTTACGTGTATTTAATTACCAATAAACTAACTGGCCGCAAGTATATTGGGAAAAAGCTTTTCTTCTTCTCAAAGACTAAAGTTGTCAAGGGTAAAAAGAAAAGACAAAAAGCCATGTCAGACTGGCCTGTTTACTGGTCTTCATCTGAAGAGTTAAAAGCAGATGTTAAGCTACATGGAGAAGAAAACTTTACTCGTGAAATACTTCATCTGTGTTTTAACAAGGGAACACTGTCATATCTGGAGATGAAGGAACAAATTATGAATGACGTGCTCTTAAAACCAGATGAATGGTACAATGCCTTCGTCGGTGGAAAGATTCATCGCAATCATGTTAAACTTACGCCTAATTATAAAGACTAGAATTTAGTTAGTTTAAGCGCTTTAAAATTTGCAGGCGAATAAACTTTTACCTTGCCGCGCGAATCTTCTATTTCTAATGTTACAAAATAACCAGGCTTAACTAGGAGCTTTTTGTTATTTGCTTCAATTGTGATTGGCTCTTCACCAGTATATTTGATAACATCCACTGCCGCTTCTATTTTGTTGTACTTCTCATAGCCTTCACCATCTGGTGTATCATCTTCTACTTTTACATATTTCTTTAATTCTTTTTCATCAATGACGTCAGCATCAAATGGATCCTTAAAGTCACGTATTTCAAATTTTCCAGCTTCTTCGGCTGGCCTAATTTGAAAAAGTTTCATATTTGCGTATGTGACGCGATCATGCTGCTTCAAAAAATCAGCAAATGAGATGACTAGATGCTTTTCAGAATCAATTTGTGTCAAAAAATCTTTAAATGACTTATCTGTCATGATTAAAAGTAGACCTTAGAGAACATGTAAAATAGTTATTTACAAATTTAGGTTATTATTTGACTTATTCAAAGTGAATATTTGAAAATCCATTCTCCTTAATCACAGTTAATTGACGATCAAATCTACCTCCAGTCTCAGATCTATTTGAGATTATCCAAATTCCAAGACCTTCATCCCGCGACTTGTTCTTGATTGTTTTTATAACTGCCTCAAGACCCTGCACATCAAGAGAAGCTTCAATTTCATCTAGGAATAAACAATTTACAAAATTGTGAATCTGGTGAAATACATCTCTGAACGCCAATGACAGCGCAAGATTGACCCGTTTTTTCTCGCCGCTTGATAAGTTGCCAAAATCCAAGTCTCGATCAAATTCAGAAACTGAACAGCTCATGTCATCATCAAATCGTACAATGTGTGGCAGACCTAACTCTTGCGTATATGAATTGATTCTGGTGTTCAAGAATGGAATTGTTTTGTTGATGATTTTCTTCCGCACGAAAGAATCTTTATTAGTTAATAGCTTTAACAAAAATTGTTGATGCTCAAGATGTTTTTTCAACTTATCAAGTTCAGAAAAATCAACTTCTTCAATTGCTTCTTCTTTAAGAACTTCATACGCTTCAATATGCGGGTTGACACCGTTTTTTAACTCGGTCAATTTTTTGTTAAGTTCTTCTACACTAGTTTGTTTTCTAGTTGCTTCTGTGATTGAAGAAAATTTGCAAATACTGAGCGCTTCTTTTTCTTGACTTAGGAATTCTTGAAGGCTATTGATTGTTTTCTCATTTTTCTCAACAAGCATAACTGCTTCTGATTCACACTCATCAAGAGATTTTTTCAGCTCATCAATTTTTTTAAAACTATCCGCGTATTTCTGCAAACAGTACGGACACTGATCAAGCTCTAGGTGAGAAAGCTGCTTCATCAGATCTTCGATCTGTTTTGTTTTTCTTGAAAGATCCTTATCCACGTTTTGCTTTTCGTTATTCAACTTCGTAATGCTTGGCTTCAACTCCATAAGAAGTTGATGTGCTTCAGTTTCAAGCGCAAAGTCAATTGTTGACAAATCTTCAAGATCTGTAGTTATTTTTTGAATTTGAACTTCACGGTCAGCATCCCATTTTGAAACGCGTGCCTTTGCATCTTCAACTTGTTTTAATTGTCTTTCATGATTTTTAAGCTGTTGATCTAATAACTTTTCTTTGATCTGAATGTCTGTCTCAGTTTCTTTGATCATATCTTTCAGATTTGCAGCCTTCTCAGATAAGATCGTAATATTGAAAAGCTCTTCAATTAATGTTCTTTGATTTGAAACAGACATTTCTAAAAAGGGAATATCATTTCCCGAGAAGATGATGACCTTCACAAAAAGTTCATAGCTGAAGCCAATCAATTCTGTTATTCTTTTGTCGGTGATTGCAATGCTATCTGGCGTGATGTCTACACCATTTTGAAAAAGTTGTACGGTATTGCTTTCTCCGCGTGTGCGATAGATTTCAAATTCATCTTCATTTTTACAGAAGCTTAGACGAACTTCCATCAGCGTATTTTTGGCTGAATTTGTTTTATTGATCAGCCGTTCTTTACTGATATTCGAAATTGGCTTATTGAAGATTGCATATGAAATAGCGTTAATGATTGTGCTTTTGCCAACACCATTTGCGCCGCCAGTGTCAACATTTCTACCAATAATTAAAGTAGTGCCATTGAAATCAATGTCCAATTCTTGAATGGCATTTCCAAATGATAGGAAATTTCTTACTTCGAGTTTTTTAAAAGTAATCATAATTTTTTATAGATTTTAACTAGTTCATCATTCGAAATTGTTGTAGTGCCTGGCACCCGTAAGAGTAACTTTTCAACCATCTCATTAATGTTGCTCAACTCCATTGAGGCAATTTCTGGATCATCTTCATGATCTCCAACAAGTGCCTCTTTCTTTTCTTGAATATTTTCTTCAATAACAAATTCACGTAATGAATAGCTTTCAATCATAGTCTGTTTAATGTTTTGTGCTTCCTGATAACCAATGTCAACATCTTTTAAACATCTAACCTTTGAGCCAGACCTTGGTTCCCACGGTTTTTCAGATAGCTCTGATAAAGTAATTTTATAATAGGCAGGTGACTCTTCCCAATTAATAAATTGCACATCATCATTTCGCGTATCAACCATGGCCATACCGCGATCTGTATCGCCAGCATCACCGTAGTTTGATGGGAACGTGTTCCCTATGTAAATGATATTGCCCTGGACTTGCCTTTTATGAAAGTGGCCCGAGAAAATATATGTTGGCTTGCCAAAAAGTTTACCATCTGGACCATGGTCCAGTTTGTGCGTGGCGCCTGTCACGACGAAGTCTTTGAATTCAAAATGTCCAAATACATATTTTGCGGAATTAATATCCGAGGCAAATTGGATATACTCCTGCGTGAAAAGATACGGCATTAACAAATATTTTTCGCCAAGCCAGACTGGATCATTCACAATGTGATAATTTTTCAACTCGTTAAAAACTAGAACTGAGTGAGTATCTCGCGTGTGCCGATGATAAAGATCATGGTTGCCGACGATATGGTAAATTGGCAACCCTAAATCATTGACCTTTTTCGCACCGTGATAAGACATTTCAAGAGTCTTAATGTTAACCGCATTTCTATTTTCGAACCAATCACCAAGAAACACGATGTGAGTAACGTCTTTATCTGCTTTAACCTGCTCACAGAAGAAATCAATAAAATTTAAACAATCCTGATTATGGACAACGCTATTATTGAATTTTCCCCAATGAATATCCGTGAACATCGCAATCTTTTTAATTGCAGTAGACATTACTTTACTCCCCATAATTTTATCACTCGTCTGACGAGATCTTAAGAGTCGCTTCTACGTGTTGTTCAACAACTTCACCTTTGCTGTTTTCAACGTATGTAGAAGATGGATTTAAACCATTTTCAACCATAACTAAATCTCTAATATTTCTGTGTTTCTTTTCATCTGCCATGTACTGAAGAAAGCTGTTGTGAATCACGGTTGTGTAGAATGAAAAAGGGTTGCTTGATCTCTCTGGGTCAAATTTTAAACCATTTGCGCACAGATTGATCAATGCCACTGAAACCATATCTTCTCTGAATGAGTATCCCGAAAAATTGGATTTTTTAGAATACCGTTCGGTGATTAGCATAAACATTCTAGCAAGTTCGTCTGTTACCCGGCCTATTTTTTTAGCCCTAATGACCTCTTGCAGCATCTGAGCATTTGACACATAGTGACCCTTAGTGCTTGTTGACTTTTCTCTCTTAATTTTTTTAGTAGTTGTTGACATCTTTTAGTCCCTTATGATATGTTAAGCGTCTCCTAAGTTAGATTATACCTAAAATGTAGCTCTCCTAACCCAAAGATTAGTTAAAAATTGGAAAAATTATTCGTTTTTTGACATGTTTGGCATCGATCTACGGTTGAGTAATTGACACTTTGTGCAGAACGGTCATTCTGAGAACTCAACTAATTTTGATAAATATGCAATTATGACTTTTGGAGTGGAGAAAAATATTTATGGAAGTATCTCGTCTGCTTCTTGAGGTCAATCTAGTAACCGAAATGCAGCACATGAAAGATAAACCTGCGGTTGTAGTTGTAGGCCGGTTTAATCCCTTAACCATTGGTCACCAGGCGATGATTCGCTCGGCCAAGGAATATGCTGATCAGAATAACATCAAACACGTGATAGTTGCAATTGTGGCTGCCGAGAGCAATTCTAAAAATACACAGATCAATCCCCTCTCTGGTGTCGAAAGAAAAAGATTTATTGAGGCATCAGATGTCGCTGAATTGATTGATCAGATCTTAGTAACAAAAGATGCATTTAACGCATTAGCGAGTGTTCGCAAAAGCGGCTATGAACCAATTGCAGTTGCAGCAGGGCCTGAAAGACAGCAGAGTTACTTAAACATTCTAGATACTTACTTTTTAGATAAAGCTGGTAAACCTATTAAACATTTTGCAGTTCCTGATATTGAACGAGACAATATTGTCGCAAATGGTTCTGAGAAAGAAAAAGAAGAGAAAAACAAACAACTACTTGATAAATTAGAAGATGGTCAAGATATTGAAATAACAGATGTCTCCTCAACTTTAGTTAAAATGGCTGCTAAAGCAAATAAACACGATATTTTTAAAAAGCTAACTGGGTTTATCAACAATCCAAAAATTGGCAATCAAATGTTTGAATTGGTCAAACAAAGAATTTCGGAGCAGAAATGAGTAATTTAGGTGATATAACTTCTGTGCCACAGTCTCTGTCTAAGGCTCTACCGTCTGCAGAAAAAAAAGCAGTTGAGGTAGCCAATAAATTAGTTGCGAGCGGTCAGCAGGCTGTTTTTAACAAGTTAAGTTCAAAAATATCCTCTAGTTTAACTACATCTTCGTTTGGCAAAAAAACATCAACACTAATAAATCAATTTGCAGGCTCATTTCCATCTTCTTCACAGCTTGCGAGCTTGTTAAGATCAAATCTGCCAAATGAGGATAATCAAAATAAAACAATTATTACATTAAAAACTTACAGTCAACAAGATCGTCAGACTATTAAGTTTTTAGCAAATCCAGTTATCTCAGATAGTCGTGACGCGGTGTATGACAGCATTTCTGTTTCTCATCATCCAGGTGAAATGTTGAAGTACAAAACTACTAATTCTAGATCATGGAATTTAAATGGCATAAAACTAGTTTCTAGAACTGCAGCCGAAGCAACTGAAAACCTTAAAAAGCTTAACATGATTAGATCATGGGTGATGCCGTATTACGGTCAAGGCACTGCTGAATCATTTGATTTGATGTTTGGTGCTCCTCCACCAGTACTAATGTTTTCTGCCTATGGTCCCTCAAATATAGATCAACACCCAGTAGTATTGCTCAATTATAATTTCACATATCCAAATGATGTTGATTACATTGAGTGCGAAGCAGATTTAAATTCAGGAATTGAATCTGGTACACCATTCCCCGTTTTATGCGAAATTTCGTTAACGCTCAAAGAATCTTTTTCGCCTGCACAGTATTCAGGATTTGATCTTAGCGCTTATCGAAATGGTAGATTATCTTCAGCTTATGTGCCACCAGCACCGGTATCTCCACCAGTAAATATCAAATCAAGCTTATCTGCAACTGCTGGTCAGCTGCCTCTCGGCGATCAAACTATCCCGACGGCCTCAACTGTTAGGCCGCTTTCAGATGCCAGATACGAGGCAGCTACTGCAATTCAATCAGAGGTAACGACCAAGGCAATTTCTGTTGTTGAGAAAGAAGGTTCTGCCGCATATTCAAAATTTAAAGGCTCAGGTGGTAATTTTGGTGGTGGTGGCGCCTCGGGCGATTGGTAACCTGAGATAATAAGGATCGTAAATGGAAAAGAATAGTGTTAATTTAAAGAAATCAAGATATGTTAACGGTGGTTTAACTGAAGTTAATCAACTTTCTTTAGAGTGGTGGGAAAGAATATTTTTTGAATCTGACGACACCGACTTAACATATGCGGTAGAAAATGCTGTTGCTGGAAGATTAGATTTAATCGCAAACGCTTTCTACGATGAACCTCGGCTTTGGTGGGTAATTGCACAGTATAATAATATTTTAGACATTTCTGAAGAAATTGTTCCTGGCAGAATTTTGCAAATACCTTCAAAAGAACGCGTTATGACAACATTTTTAAATGGACAGCTTGGCGGTATAAATTCGCAAAGAGAACCTCTTCAAATAATAAAACCAGTAATTTTATAAAATGAGTATTCCGCTTAATCCACTTGACAAGTACACGTCATTTTCAACCCATTATGTTTTAATGTTAGGTCGCAGCACAGAAGCGCTTAGACGATTTAAAGATGAGTTAGAGGTAACTGCTGGTCAAAATCTCAACATAAATGAATTGTCACGCTTAAGACTTGGTGAAAAAATACCAGGTGCTGGACCAGAAAATGAAATATACATGATTTGCGATTCTCGAAAAATTTCACTTTTCAGAATTAATTCAGTTAATTTTGAGACAATGTATGCTGGCGGCAATTCTGCCTCTTCTCAGATTATCAGCGGTTTAATAAACATGAAGTTAACGGATTCTTCAGGAATCGCGTTTATGAATTTTTTAAAATACATGTCTGACGAAGTATTAGGATGCAGCTTAGTCAACTGTTTTTTCTTATTAAAAGTTTTTTTCGTTGGTCACACGCACGATCAAACTACTGAGGTGTTCAACGCCTCATCAATTCCAATGATGCTTCAAACTATGTCATTTGAGTTTGAAACTGCAAGCTCCATAGGCGCAGCACAATATGACATAAAATTTATGCCTACTTTCGCGGGCGGTCAATCAACAAATCAATTAGTTCCATCTGATAGAATTTCTTCAATTGCCGCGCGCGGCGCACAAACAACACTTGGCGCCGCAATCGACTCGCTGCAGAATGCACTAAACAAAATCAGTAAGGATCATTTTAACACCACGGTGTATGAATCTCTTAACGAAAAAACGCAAAAAACTGAACCTTCACTCCCAGATAATAAACGCGGTAGAATAGTTCTATACAAAATCTCGTTGCCTGGAGATATAAAGGATATAGAATCTTCAACAAAATGGCGCGATTTACCTTATACGTTGGGCGTGTCGGAGAAAATTGAAGAAATTTCTCATAAAAAAGATGCAGCAGAAAATGAAAAAAATAAACAGGCAGATACCCGAAAAGATGCCGATAAAAAAGACAAAAGCGTAAAAGATGATGCTGTTTATAAAGCCGTTCCAAGAAATTTATCTATAACAGAAATACTTACAACAATTCTAACATCTTGCGTTGACGTTAATAGAAAGGCATCTTTTAAGAGCATAGAAGATGGTAAGATAGTAAGTTTTAAGATCTTAACTAATATCACATCAAGCGATGACACGGTTGTTATTCACTTTGATATAGTTGAACATATTTTCGTTAATACCACGCCAGATGAAAAACCAAAAGCAAAAGCAGTTGGCTTAAATGATCGATATTTTATTGAAAATGAGAAGGGCGAAAAGGTACCAAAAAATTCACTAGAATTTGATTATGTTTTTTCTGGAAGAAATTCAGACATTTTAGATTTTTCTGTGAAGATAGATGCTTCGGCAGCGCTATTTGCAGTGATGAACAAAACAAAGTCAACACCAGATCAGATAAGAAAAAATGATCTTGGACAATCTGAAACTGGTCCAGGCGCAAAATCAACTGATAATTCTAAAAATGTTTCAATCCGCGAAATGAAATCATACGACATGATTTTACCGCCGCCAAAGACAGCAAATGAAAAAACAGGTTACTCTAATTTGGCAGAAGGATCACAAGAAAAATCTGGTATATCTGCTACTGAGCTTGCCAAGAGTAAGCAGGAATATTTGAAGGTGTTGGCTGATATTCACGGCCAATCTTCTCTTTCCACAAAAATGAAAATTCGTGGAAATCCAGATCTTTTTGTTAAATCGCTTGGGAATAAAATTTTACCGCATATTTCTATTTCTCCTGGAAGTCTTTCGTCAAATAGAGAAGTTACATTTTTAGATAACTCTGTTAAAGAGTACAATGATGCTTTAGCTCAAAGATTAAATACTGTTTCGCCAAAAAGTAATAATCCATTAATGGCTGGATACGATTTTTCTCTTTCACCGCTTTACGTAAAAGTAAACATTTATGGACCTAAAATTGATCCTGTTTTTGGTAATCAGTTAATGCCAGGCGTAGAAAAATTTGCACAACAATACTTTTACGATGGCTGGTACTTTGTTTTTAAAATTGCGCATTTTTTAGAAGGCAACACTTTTACTCAAGAGATTGACATGGGTGCAGTTGAAGTTTTCAAATCGGCTCTTATCAAATCAGAGAAAACCAAATGAAACACATATTAGAAGATGATTTTAGTAGTTATCCATTTATCGTAGAGGGAATTGTTAAGAACACAAATGATCCGCAGCAAATGGGCCGCGTGAAAGTTTGGTGTCCTGCGATTGACGGTGATGAATATGAAGAGACGAGATTACCCTGGGCAGAATACGCCGCGCCATTTGCGGGTAGTGTTGAAGACAAACCTGCCGGGCCGCAAAAATTGACTTCAGCTGGATTTACATCCTACGGCTTTTGGGCAATTCCAAAAGTCGGAGCTCGCGTATTTGTTTTCTTCATACATGGCGATTTAAGCCGCCGGGTATTTTTTGCGGGCGCATTTGGGCTTCATAAAAATCGTTCATTGCCAGCTGGTAGGAATTTGAATGAGACAAATGAAACAGGACCTTGGACTGATAGTTATGATAAGCTACAACCCGCGTATACTAACTTAAGAGAACAATTTTCGAATAATATATCTGCGCCTGAAGCAGTCTCACGAGGCGCTTATGAGCGACAAGTTGCTCAAGCAAGAACTGAAAAAACTGGAGAAGAAGGCTATGCGTCAGATCCAGTAAAACCAACAATTAGCGATCCTGCTTCAAATGCTGTTCAACAGAATTTAGATCCGCAAATGTATTGTTTGGTTACTCCTGGTCACCACTCAATTATAATGAGCGACCAAACTGATCATTGTCGTTTAAGACTGAAAACTTCTTCTGGCCACCAGATTATATTTGATGACACGAATGAAAGAATTTATATGTCAACTGCTCGTGGCAAAACATGGATCGAGCTTGATGAAAATGGGCATTTACACATTTTTGCGGCTGACAATCTTTCAATTAGATCGGGCGCAGATATTAATTTAACAGCTGATAAAAATATAAATCTTCAAGCCCGCGGGTCAATTAATATTGCTGCAGAGAATTCATTGAAAGCCGCAGGTAAGGAGGGATTACATTTATCTTCATGCGGCGTAACATCAATCTCAGCGTCGGCTGATTTAAATTTAAATGCTGGAGGCTCAATTTTAGAAACAGCAACAAAAATCCATTTAAATGGACCAACAGCCGCGTGTCCTGAGGCACCAGATTCAATAACAATTATTCCAGGACACGAACCTTGGGAAAGGCCTGAAGAGAGTAAATATATACGAAATCCTAATTGGAAAAAATAATGGCTAATAAAATATATTACAAAGGTTTTTCGTCAGATCAGTGGCTAACTGATGCGCAAAAAAGTTTTGCGACTGCTAATATTCAAACTGTTAAGAATGACCTTTATAATCATATTTTTACTGAAAAAGGCGAAAGAGTCATGATGCCAAATTTTGGCACTAGGATTCCATCTTTAGTATTTGAGCAGAATGACGCAGCAACATTACAAATAGTTCGGGAGGATTTAACTGAAGTTTTTAATTATGATCCTCGGGTCAGATTGATAAATTTAGAAGTTGTTCCATTGATGGATAATAACGCAATTGTTGCTTTTGCTGATTTACTGTACGTTGAATTTAATGTTCAAGATGTTTTGCAAATTGAAATTCAAACCGCATAACCTAACGAGATAAAATATGGCAATAAGAAATTTAAATGCTGCTGAGAGCTGGGAAAAAGTATATCAGGCTTTTTCAGAAGTCAATTTCACAGCTTATGATTATGACACGATTAAAGAGTCTTTATTACAGTACGTAAAACTGTATTACAAAGAAACATTTAATGATTTTATTGAGTCTTCTGAATTTATTGCCATGCTTGAGATGTTCGCGTACATTGCAGAACAGCTCGCGTATCGTATAGATATGATGGCGCATGAAAATTTTATTACTACTGCACAAAGAAAGCAATCAATTTTACGTTTAGCACGATTAATTTCATATAAGGCGAGCCGTAATATTCCTGGCCGCGGGCTTGTTAAGGTTTCTTCAGTTTCAACTTCTGAGCAAATATTTGATTCACTCGGAAACAATTTATCTAATCGTGTAATTGTTTGGAATGACCCAAACAACACACTGTGGAAAGAACAATTTTTCCTGGTGATGAATAGAATTCTAACTAATAATTTTGGCCAGCCAAGTAAGTCATACCAGGTTAATGACGTGGCAATGCAACTTTACACGTTGAATAATGATCCAACTTCATTCACGAATGGCGTTTATTCATTTAATGTCAACACCGGAATTGAAACTTTTCAGATGGAAGTTGTGCAAACTGATATTGACGAAAACGGCCCATTTGAAAAAACGCCAGATATTAATTCGCAAATGCCAATTATCTACGCAAATGACGGCGTCGGCGACGGTTCTGATTATAGTGGCTTTCTGTTCTACATCAAACAGGGCAGCTTAATTAGGGTGGAATATTCTTTTGACGATCCAATTCCAAATCGCAGTATTGAACTTAACATTTCTAACGTCAACCAGACTGATGTTTGGTTGAACTCTGTTGATGAAGATGGTAATATTTTAGAGATCTGGAATGAAGTTGAGACCGTTAATGAACAAAATCTTGTCTATAATCAAAATAAAAATAGAACAAAATTTGAAATCGAGACATTAGAAAATGATCGGATTAAAATAAGTTTCGGAGATGGTGACTTTTCAGACATACCACTCGGCACCTTCTACATTTGGGTTCGCCAATCTGCAAACAGATCAATTGTTATTCAGAAAAATAAATTAACTGCGCAGCCAATTAATTTCACTTACACCTCAAAAACTGGCACACAAGAAACTTGTGCCATGACTTTTGGGTTGACGTCGACAATTCAAAATTCTGCTGCTTCTGAAACTCTAGAACATATTCGCCAGTCTGCGCCTCTGACCTATTATTCGCAAAACAGAATGGTCAATGCACAAGACTATAACTCATATATGTTGAAGGACTCCAGCATCTTACGTCTTAAGGCGATAAACAGAACCTTTGCTGGTCAATCTAAGTACATTGAGTGGAATGATGCTTCAGGCAATTATGAAAATATAAAACTTTTTGGAGATGACTTATCTATTTCGTATCAGCCAAAAATTAATAGTATTAGCACCTCAGAAACAACACGTGGTTTAATTGATCAAGTTTTAGAACCACTATTAGCGGAATCTGGCATTTTTAATCTAATAACCCACACCGCCGCCACAAGCGATGAACTATATGGTGTTATTAGTATTCCAAGAATAAAATTTATTGAGGACGCATCTCTTGGTGTTGGAACGCCAGATCATGGTAAAGGTCAAGAAAAAACACGCATTCAACGAATTCTTGATCAACACTATTACGGCGAACCCCTTGAATACGTTGAAATTGATGGCGTGATCTTTGCAAAAATTGCTGACCCATCTCTTAATCCAAAATTAGATGATAAAATTTATTCAGAAACGGTGCCAAGAACGATTGATGGTGTCAACCCATACATCTCTGGAGATATTGGTTCTGGATTAAACAACAATGCAAGTTGGGGCGATCCGCCATCTGGCTCAGAATTTGGACTAAAATTTATCAGAACCTCTCCAGTTTTAGCGTCTACCGCAACGTTGGCAATTTCTACCGCAACATTTATTCCACCTGCCGCACCGATTCCGTCAGTCACCGCTGCGCCATATGAAGTTTGGACCTTAGAAGTTGCTGATGATTCAACTACTGTCACTGTTACATCTAATTTGCGTGGTAAATTTCCAAGCGCAATGATTGGCGTCCCATATAATTCGGCATCTGCTGGACAATCAGTTCCCTTAGAATTTACATTTAACGCCACAGAAGCCGGTCCTGGCGATGCATTTATTGTAAGAATTGATTACAGCAGCGTATCTGGTTCTTTTTCCTTTCAGACGCCCGCACTAATAAATTTGACTGGCCGTTGGGAAATTATAAATTCAACAGGTTCGCTGTCTTCTGACGTAACTCGTGAAATATACTATGACCCAGAAGTTAATGAACTTTCATGGTTGATTTGGGTACGTCCTATTAAAAATTCTCTAGGCGAGATAGAAGGTTTCACTATCTACACCCGTGACATGAAATTAATTGTAGAATCGCCAACTACTAAATTTTGGTATAACACAATTCAGCGTATAACAGATTTTGACACCAAAAATCCAGTAAATGACAAGATTAAAATTCTACGATCAAATATTAAGAAAAATGGTCAGATCTTAGGTGATAATCAAAATTATGATGTCATTGCACCAGTTTATGACGCCGCCGGCAAAATAAATATTAATCAACTTGAAGTATTGCCAAGTGATATGATTATCACTGCTACTAGAACAAGTGTAGCACCGCAGAATATATTGCAATTTATTGATTTGGCACAAGATTCTTACTTATATTATCAAGTGATTGATCCTATTACGTGGAGTAAAACAATTAAGATTCCTTCAAGCGAGTCTTATGGCGTACTAACTGATACTGTTACTATAGACGGCACTGCTTTTATTTTCAATAAGGGTTCGTTCATAGATCAAACTCGTCAAGTTGTTAGAGAATTAAAATTTGCTGGAAAAAATGGTAACGGGATTGATTTCATGTGGCAGCACTTTACACCATATGGTAATTTAATAGACCCCTCGGCCAGCAACATTCATGACATCTTTATCATCACGCGAGGGTACTACGACAACTTAATAAGTTATTTGCGAGGCACATCAACAATACAGCCTGAGCAACCAACGCCGTTAGAGTTGCGCAATTCATACGGATACTTATTGAATAATAAGATGTTATCTGATACGATTGTGCTGCATCCTGGTAAAATTAAATTACTCTTTGGGACGCAGGCTTCACCAGAGCTGCGCGCAAAGTTTAAGATAGTACGAGCACCAACTGCTACTTTCTCCAGCGAAAGAATCAAACAAGAAACGCTATCGGTAATCAATGATTTCTTTTCAATTGATAACTGGGATTTTTCAATCTCATTCTACGCAACTGAGCTGATAAGTTTAATTCATCAACGTCTACCAACTCAAGTAGCGAGCGTGGTTTTAGTTCCATTATATTCAACAAATTCATTTGGATCTTTGTTTACCGTTGATGCTGGAATTGATGAGATCTTACAATCTTGTGCAACAATCAATGATATAGAGATCGTTGAAGCATTAACTCCTGCAGTGCTGCGACAGAAGTTGTAAAACAGGCGTTTTTGCGTTTTAACAGAATTAGATAAATACACCAACAATAACCCGTTGGTGTATCCAAATATGGCGTCTGATTATAAAAAATCTAATATAGATTTAACAGCACTTTTACCTGTTTATCTTCGCAACGATCTTAACACCTCGTTGTTTGAAAATTTATTCAACAGGTTTTTCACTAAACAAGAAAGTTTGCCATTTTACGGCTATGTGGGAAACAAAATATCTCCTTCTGAGGAAGCCAGACCTTTAATAAATCAATCAACTGTTGAACGCACTGTTAATACTTTAACACCAAGCATATCTTTTTCAGTTGGGCCTGACCGTCACATTTTTACATTTCAAGATATCTTAAACCGAGCCACGAGCTTAGGAATAGATATTTCAAAATTGAAAGAATGGGGGAAATCTCAAACACTAAATTTTGCACCACCAATTGATTTAGATAAGTTTTGCAATTACACAAATTACTACTGGATTGCAGATGGTATTAATCATCCAGAGATGACTTGGAATACAAGCAATATTCCAGAATACGTAACTATTTCTAAACCAGAAAATAATGATAGAACAAAACTCTCGGTAGATATTGCAACTACGGCGCCAATAGTTTTAACTGGTTCTGGCCGCCCCGTGAATGAAACATTTACTATAACTGCAACTTCACCAACAACATTTGACGTTTCAAGCTCAGTAACTGGAACAGTGATTGGCACTGCAATAGTTGGAACGCCATTTGTTGCTTCTGGTGTGATTTCATTCTTAATTTCTGAAGGCACTACTCCATTCGTCTCAGGCGATGTCTTCACCATAACGATTACACAAATAGTTAATTCATACACCGCTGCCTCCACCGGCGTAGGCAATGGAACTATAACTGGCATTAAGGGATTAGCACCATTTCAAACAATTGATGGGATTACTCTAAAGATTAATCAGCGTATTCTAGTTAAAAATCAACTAGGCGGAGTTGGGAATGGTATCTATGTTGTTCAAAATGGCGCATTTACTAGAGCACTTGACTTTAATTCTGATGCTGATTTGATTTCAGGCGCTTATGTATATGTTTTAACTGGGACAGTCAATGCGCAAACAGCCTTTTCAACTCCTGAAACTCCGCAAAGTTTAGCAGCCTTAACATTTTCTGCTGATTCAACTGTATCCAAATTAAATGATTGGTCTCAACATAATTATTGGGTACACACAGACGATCTTGGCTCAGTACCCAACTTAGATCTTAGCAAGGTACAATTTGCGAGACGGCCGATTGTAGAATTCCAATATGGTATTGAACTTTCAAGTGATTCACTAGATGGAATCCCACAACCTTATGGTTCACAATCATTCAATTCCATTCAACAAAAAACTAAGATAAATCAAAATCCATTGTTCAATCTTTACGATCTAAACGGTGAATTTACAAATATAATTAGTCCAATTTTCTATTACGCTGAAAATCAACAGGCCGATTATGATGAACTTCTAAACAAGAGACCTGCTCGAGATGAAAATTCAAATCTAATTTTTTCACAAGGTCTTTTAACTTCAGACGGTGCACAACTTTTTTATAAAATTTCGTCAGCATCAAATCAGTTAAAGAGCATTTGGCAACCAGGCCCAACCAGTGCAACTGTTTCAACACCAATTATAACATCTGACAGTGATGCAACAATTGCCGATCTAACGCCAGGCGAATTAACTAACTCGCAGAAATTTATTTTAACTGCTTTAACTTCTTCAACATTCTCAGTAGTTGGTAGCGAAGACGGCAGTTTGCCAAATTTAATAGTTGGCGTGCCATATTCAGAACCGGCTTTTGGTATGACAGTTGCGCCTGGCAGTATCCCATTTTTACCAGGTGACACGATAAGTTTTATACTAACTAATGTTGAAGTGCCAAAATACGTAGAGTTAGATTCAACTGGTAGTGTTGTACCTTACTTTGGTGATCCAAATTCTGTAGATGGCGCCTGGGCAACTCCAAAGGCAATAAGAGCAAATCTTCTTCATGAGAACAGACGTGAAATTGGTGTTCAAGAATTAGTTTTTCACTTTAGAAATATTATTTCTTCTCAACATGATTTTTCTGGCTCGCCAACTGGATTTAATAATTGGAGAAATATCAGTAAGAATTATGGCCTAGGCGGCGTGATTAAAGATTTCTCAAATAGTTATGGTCTTTTCATTTCAATGCTTATGCAAAGAGACCTAAGCCCGCTGTCAATTTTAGATTTTGCTGAATCTTCTTACCAACAAGCGCTAAACAGCGTAACATCTTTTTTCGATCAAGATATTCTTAAATTTATAACAGAACAGGGAAACCCAACTCCAGCATCAACTGATATCTCGCTGTTAGATCCAACTGATCTAACTACGCAGAAATTATTAAAAGCGTATGAAGATTCTATCAAAGATAGAACAGATCTTTCTCAAGTTTTTTATGATTCAACTTCTGCGATAAAAAATTGGCCAGCAACTTTACCCTATCTTGGATTAGCTCCTGCGGTTGAACCTAAGTACGTATTTGATTCAGAATTAGGAATTGTAGTTCTGAAACATCACGATGGACATGCTACTCCAGTGATTAACATAGATGTAGAAGTAAATCGCGTGTTATCCCGCGCACAAGTTAGTCGTTGGAATAATCAACTGGTGGCGGGTATTTCACGTCCAACAGCTCCAACAAGAACTTCAGACGCTGACCCGCTGTTGTATAAAAATCAACTATGGTTTGACAGCTCAACAGGCGATTTATACATTTTTGGCGTAGCAAGCGATACTACTTCACCAGCAATTGCCTTTGTAAATGATCTTTGGTACAGCTCAGAAACACAAACTCTTAAGCGATGGGACGGTTCAAATTGGCAGCCAGAAGTATTAACAGCTGCCTGGCAGCAAGTTGATTTAACCGCTGCGGTGAACAGTCTAGTTTTCGCGGTTGAAACTAAACTATACGAAAATGTTCCTGCTAACACTCAACAAGTCTGGCCGCCTAATAATACAATTTCGACGAGTCAAACATATCAAAAAAATCTTGAATTGGAATTTGCGCGTTTTGCTGCGAAGTATGAATATGATCCGGCTGGTACAGATTATGACTCAACTGACGCTTTCACATGGAATTATAAACAACTTGCAAAAAGCGCAGTGACGGCAACGTCTATAACATTATCTTTGACAACCGGAACAACTGTTGGAATCGCCAGATGGCACGATTTATTAAAAGAACATTTTGACGGTCTGTCTTTATCACCAGTACCAGTCGGGTCAATTGGCTTTTCTCTGCCAACATGTCGTCCAAATCTTGAACCATGGAAGATTGTTGGTTTTGAAACAAAACCAGTTGCTTGGGATTCCGGTATGGGCACAGGCGATGATTTTTACACTGGCATTTCTCCAACAAGCGAACTAGCTCCTGCAAAAGTTGTTCAAGTTACTAATCTTAATCTTAACGCTGCACCAAATACAGTAGATGGTGTAAGTTTAGCTGCAGGCGATCGTGTTCTAGTTATTGGACAAACTCTTCAAGAGGAAAATGGTCTTTACACAGTTAGCTTTCTGGGTAGCGGCAGTAACGGCATTTGGATAAGAGCTACAGATATGCTCGGAATGTCAACTATGTCAACTGGTGCGGGCCTTGCTATTTCTGAAGGATATGAATTTTTAAACACCGTTTGGGTGCTAACAACAACTGGCACAGTTGGCACTGACGCTGCAACATTTGTTCAAAGCCGTCTGTGGTCGTCTGAGATGTGGAATTGGATCGCCAGTATTTTGCCGCCTGGCCCAGGATTAAGTCAAGCGCTTAGCGTAAACCCACGAACTGATGAATTGTTGCCACCATATGTTGCGCCGGGTTCTTTTGCTTCTTCATTTGCAATAACAAATGTTGAACCAGCTGATAAAAACACAGGATATATTTTTGGTGATAATGGACCTGCTGAACTTGTTTGGCGTAAATCTGTCGAGTACGCATACGGTTTTAACCGCGCAGGTTTCAAAGTTGAGCCTATTGTTTATCTTAACCGTTGTTGGGGTTTTTGCACTCAGCACCTTAATAATGACTTAACAGATATTGAATTAATAAGATCTACCGGTACACGTCCTGCCGCAAATAAATTTTTGTATCACGGCGAAAAACCGGCCGCGATTAACAGAGACGTTTCAAAATTAGTAGTTGGAACTTTTAATTCAACTTCACCATCAACTATAAAATTACAAGTTACAACACAGCTGAGTGGATTAACTTCTTTTCCAACAGTTGCGCCTGGCGCTTGCTTACAATTAACAGTTAATGATATAAAAATTGGCAATTTGTTTGCCAACACGCTGTACTCTGGCGCGTTAATTGGAGTGCCTTCACTTTTGTCAATTATTGACCTAAAAATTTCTGATCAAGGTCGAGGTTTTAGTTTAGGCGATCAACTGATTATCACTGTAGATGGTTCAAATAAAACAGTTCAATTTATTCCTGCTTCAGTTGAAAAATTTGCAGGGTTAAATCAGTATTATACTAATTTGCTACGTTATAATTCAATTGACATTTATACAACTTTTAATGCTAAGGCTTATCGCGGTTGGTCAACAAAACTTGCGCACCGTGCAAATGGTTTCTTGCGCACTGATAATTTAAATGTTTCTACAAATCTAAATGAATTATATGGCACCGCAGCAGAGGCAGTAATTAAGATCAACCCGCTTGTTAAAAGTATTTGGGCTGAAGCGCTTAGAATAGAATTAACAACTACCGGCCAGCGAAAATATAATACTGCTGGCGCAATAATTCCTGCTGGTGCTGGCGAAGATTGGCAATTTAGGATTGAGACATATAATACTCGCAGACCTGAAATAACGTATTATGATTTAGACACAAGCGCAGAATACGTAACATTTTTTGCTCTAAACAAAGAAAAAACTGATAATGAGTGGAGATCCTACGTAAACATTCTGTCAACACCGTCTAATCCAACTGGCTTAATAACTAGACCTGTTCCATTTGCTATCACTGGAGTTCAGAACGTAATTAACTTCTTAATCGGATACACACTGTACCTTGAAGCTCAAGGTTGGCGCTTTAATAAGCAAGACAAACCGTCAATAGACGAAATTACTGGTCGAGCAATTAGTTGGCAGCTAGAAATAGAAAAATTTATTTCCGACGTGTGGTCAGGAATCGAAGTTGGCCAGGCTAGCATTCTCAACCCGTTTGTTGAAAAAATATGGATTGAAACCCCAAATGGTCTTGTTTCGTCCTTTGACTCAAAAGCATTTATAGATATAAATGCAATTCCTGCAGCATATGATTTGGAAAATAGTATTATTTCAACCGACGACTTGACAATTATCAGAAAAGATCGACTTACTTCTATTTCATCAACCGTTCCTCTATTTTCTGTGCATGGATTAATAGAAGAATATGAACATGTTATAGTTTTTGAAAATTATGCGAACGGCGAATTGATTTATGATTCGTACTTAGGTTCACAGATCTCAAGAATTTATTTTAACGGTGAAAAACAGACTAATCTGTCCCTCAGGCCATCTTTTGGTGGTTACATTTTGAGTGGCAATAAACTGATTAAAAATCTTGAAAGTCATGTTGCTGGATTTAAATCACACTATGACGCAAATTTAATTTCAGATGATAATCTAACTTCGCCTCATGCTCTTGCGCTTCTTGGATATTCTAAAAAAGATTATTTTAAAAATCTTAACACATCTGACCGATCACAATTTAATTTTTGGCGCGGCTTAATTCAAGAAAAAGGCACAAATAATGCAATTTCTGCCTTTTTCAACTCATCAAAGTTTAAAGAATTTGATTTAGATGAATTCTGGGCGTACAAGATCGCAGAGTATGGCGATTCAAGAACAAAAAATTTCCCAGAGATGAAAATTCAACCAAGCGATGCTGAGTTTCAACATTCTAGATTTGTTTTTGAAAGTGAAGACGCGAGTATCACCGCTGCAATAACTACTTCAGAACCGTCATTCACCCTCTTAGAGCCATTAGACGAAGATCGTTGGTTTTCACTAGACGACCTAGGACAAACACAATATTTTGTTGCTGAAAAAACAAATTCAATTCAGATAACTGGAGCTGTTGATCAAATTATTCCAGTCAATCTTAAAACTCCACAACTTTTTATACTACCAAATATTACTCAAACGCTGGCTAACACGAGTTCTGGATCTTTAATTGTTGAACCGATTAAGCTCAAAACGATAAATTCAGTAGAAGACTGGGAATTCTTGGCAACTTCAGCAACTGAATTCACAGTTTCAGTTAACGGCAGTTTAGTTGGTTCAAGCATTACTATTAATCAAACCGTTAATGTTGCAGGTTTAACATTTAAAATTGGTTCTGGTTTAACTGAATTTTCCGCGGGTGACAAATTTAATTTTTCAATTGAAGTTAGTAAATTGTCTGGTTCAAGCGTCAAGCTATTGGCACCAATAACTACGTCATCGGCGGTATCTCTCTTTGGCTTTATTAATTCAAGCCCCAAATTTAACCCAATGAAACTTTTCAATTATCAAGCAAAAGTTTTAGTTGACGACGTGCCAATTTGGAACCCAGCAGCAGGCATTCATGAACCAACAGCTTTAGCTGAAATTGATTTCACTGACTCCTTCGACCCAGCCCGCTACACATATTCAACGTTGGAGTTGGGAAATTTAAATCTAAGCCCATTAAAATCTTGGGGTCCTGCGCAAGTCGGAAAAATTTGGTGGGACACGTCTAATTTGGCATATATGCCATATGATGATGAATTGATTTTTCCATCGACAGAAGAAAGATTGGCACGTTGGGGTGCGCCTGCTGCTTGGTCAACTGTAGATGTTTATGAGTGGGTTGAGAGCACAGTGCCACCAAATGAATATGACGCACTTTCATTAAAAGAAGAAGGCAACACTGAAATAGATCCTGCAATTCGCGCTTCTGGCCAAGCCGCGCGCCCGGAAACATATTTCCGGAATCGCACATGGTACGGCAGGCCGATTGCTTGGTCGTATAACCAGGTACCAGCTTCTTACCCATTTGTTTCGTCATCTTTTAGTTCTGACATTTATTTCCAATCAACAGAGATAGGACCGTCAAACATAATTTTAGCAACCGGGCGTTTTTCAGATTATGACATTACGCCTGGAATGAAATTATCAGCTTGGACTAAGTTATATGAAAATGTAGCTCACGAAGTTAAAGAAAAACCAGTCGGTGAAGTTATGTTAGGCACAAGTCTTGGCACTATAATAGGCTCTTCAGAAAGTTATGGCCCAAGTTGGAATAGATTTACTGACGCCAGAATTATTTCTAACACCTCAACTTTTGAGGCAAATATTTTAATCACTAAATCAAGCATTAACCCAATAATATCATTTATTGGTCCAATTATTTTAACAGCAACTGGCGCGGATCAACTTACTGCTACTGCTGCGTATATAGGAGAAAGTCAAACTATAACAATTACTGACATTCAACAGCCAGCCGGTTATGTTGCAGCATATGATTTTTCAACACTTGGGATAAAATTAGAATTGACCACGGCTGTTGATAGTTTAACGTCAGTAATCTCAGCCGCGACAATTCTTAACACGTTGGCGCAATTGACTCATGACATCTTTGTGCGAGAAACAATCTCGGCAACTGTTGAACTTACAATTCCTGACAATCATCTAAGTAATGATGATGACATGATTGAATACGGTTGGAAAGCCTGGACTGTTCCAACTCAAGCGCAACTTGATTCTGATTTACTATCACCCAATAACAGTTGGGTGCCATATTACGGCGACTACCAACAAATTACACCAATAACTGGTGATAGAGTTAGTTTAATACAGGATTATACTAATAATAAATTAATGTTAAAAGATTTAACTGCAGTTGAGAAATACACTTCAACTTGGGGAGCATGGCAGTTATTAGATAAAACAATTGTCAAACAATACTCTACTGGTACGTCTTTTGTTAGTTCGCAAATTGATTTTACGCTAGAACCAAAACGTGTTTCAATTTATCGAAACGGCGCGTTGATTTCTGGAAAAAACTTTACAATTAATGAGAACACAGTTGAGTTGCCTTCAACTGCAATTGGCGACGAGATCGTGATTATTCAGCGAGCTTATTCGCCAACCGCGGCAGAATTGGCATTTGATCCTGAAGCACAAGATGATGTTACTGTGCAAACGCAATATAAACGCGATTATAGATATGTCTCAGTTCAAGCACGGGATTCTGGGGGCAATTTAAATATTTCTAAATACTATTTTTGGGTTAAAAACAAAAACACGGCGGGTACTGGCAAAAAAACTTCTGTCCAACAACTTAAAAATAAATTAAGATTTGGGCCAAGTCTGTATGCAACTTTCCAGTCATTCCAGTCTCCAGCATATTTGGGTTTAACAAACAGCATTTTACCGGCTCGCTATCAAGCTTTTACAGTTTACGGTCTAAATAGTATTGTTACTCAAAATAATATGTACAAACTTAGATTCACCAAGAATTTCACACTGCGTGATGACCCGAATCAATTGCAATTGAAAAATACTCACTCTGAGTGGATCCTATTGCGTAAATCACATCCTTTAAGAATTCCAGAAGATTTATGGCTAAAATTAACACATTCTTTGGCAGCTGAGGATTTTGCTGGAAATCCAATTCCAAGTGACAAGAGAAAACAATACGACGCGCGCCATGGAACTTCTACTCGCTTTGGGCTTAAAGAAGGACAAACCCTCGCACCGCGTAATTTATTGATTGACGTAATAACGTACACAATATTAAATACACAGTTAACTATAACAGCAGCTGATGGCAGTAAATTGCCAGATACTCTAAATGGTATTATTGATTTTGAAGATTATAATTCTTGGTTTGCAACTGCTGAATCTACGCAAGACACGATGTCAAAAATTTGGGAGATGGGTTCGCCAAGACAAGTTAATGAAATCTTTTTTGCGGCATTAAATGAGGCGCTAGTTAATAATTTTGAGTTAGCTGATATTTTCAAAACATCAAGAATTATGATTTACGCAGTAAGACAAATTACACCGTTCACTCAAGGCTAAGTATATGGCGTCTGGAAATATTACAAAAAATATAAAATACATCTCATCATTAAACGAATTTGTTAATGACGTTAAGCCGTATCACAGCAAATTAACTGAGATACAGGAAAATATATATTTTTCTGACTCGATGAGCGTTAAGATAACTGAAGATATCTTCAGAAGCGCAATTAGACTTAACAGTGTTTATTCTCAAAATATTTTTGGCAACGGTACAGCCAAGACAATATATTCATTAACTGCGCAATTATCACGTGGTCGCGCTGAATACGGCGTTGGCACCAGAGTTTACACTGTCACGAGCGCAACTGATTATTCTGCGTCTGATATCGTTGGATTGTCGGCTAGCCATAGCTCGTACTTAGCACCAAACAGCGATGGCATATTATCCGTAAGTGTTAATCAGAAATTGTGTCAATTAGGCTTCTCAGCGTTCAGAAGCTTGGGTGTAATTTCACTCGACGTGGATTCAAATAGCGGTAATCCACAGTGGCGCGAAACTTTGTCACCTGAGCAAGATTGGAAATTGTCAGACCCCCGCACCATTGAAATTTCGCCAACTGCCACCAGTCAGACCTGGTCATTAATAAAAATAGACCCAATTGTAACAAACAAAATTTTGTTCAACGGAGTTGGACTTGGTGAAAGTACTGCCACTTCAATTGATTATCAGCCAATTATAAACGTTGATCCTTATAGTCTAGTTGGCGCAACCACCCAAACTTGGACCATAACTGCAATTTCAACGACTACCTTCTCAGTTGTTGGTTCCATGTCTGGAACTCAAAGTAACGCAGTTGTTGGACAATTATATGATGACGGATTTAAATTCACAATTCCGACTACTAAATATGCATTTTCACCTGGAGATGTTTTTTCATTTTCGGTTTTAGGCATTCAGCCAAACTACTTAGTTTATGGTTCAGAAGCTGGCATGTTGACTCCAGCTGCAGTTGGAATTCCATATGACACCACGTACGAACCAACAACTCCGATTTCATTTACAATTCCCGAGCCAATGTATATTGGGTCCAACGGCCAGACTGGCACAATATTTTCCGTTGGCGCCTTTGACCTTACATTTTTGTCTCCACCAAAATTTTATGCTGAAGACGAAAATTTTATTATTCGCGCAATAGATTCCACAACATGTGACGTTTACAGCTCAGTTCGTGGTCACCTGCCTGGCGCCATTATTGGTCAAGCATATGATGACGCACATGTTAATTTTATGGTTACTGGTAGTCCAAGTCGTGGAGATGAAATTAGATTCTCAGTTTCGTCAAAATGGGAATTTAAACATCGTTTTGGACAAAATGTTTTTATTTTTGGTGAAGCACAATATCAAATAACGAGTAATACAGCATCTGTTGTCGTCGTTTCGGGAATTTCATCGGTTTTGCATTCAACGTCTTCTGAAGTTGTCATTAAACAATATTTGAATGACAAGCTGTATTTCAAAACTGCTCTTCCTTCAACTGCAACTACTTTCACTGCGTCTTCAGTTGTTCCGATAATGTTTGAGAGCGCAAAGGCGCCAGGGGAAGAAACACAAACAACAATAAAATTATTAAATCCAATAGATGGACAAAACACTGTAGGCACATTAACTCTCGCGAGTAGTGTGCTCTCCTTAACAAATAACTTCGTCAACACATTTTTGCCGCTCAATAAACCATTCACGATGGAATTTGAACAGCAAGGCAATTATGTTGATCGTCTCGCAGTAAAGATTGTTGATCAGCTGATATTTAGATTAGATTTCCCGAAGGCGAATAGATTATCATTTGAGGATTTACTGCTTGCCACCCGAAATTTAGGTTATGATTCTTTAGGCTATGATGATCAAACGCCACCATTTTCAATAATCTACCCACCAGACGTTTTGCAAAATGACGGCTTTGAGATTATAGGGATTACAACTTCTACTTACTCTCCGGCCCACGCAGTTCTAGTTTCAGGAGATCAAACAGTCGCGTTTTCGTCATTAACAAACTCCGTGGTAATTATCTCTGATATTCCAAGGTCTGGTCTTTACGGTGTAACAAATGTTGTTTTCAACGGCACTAACACCGCTGTTGTTCTTAACAGACCACTCACAGACGCATTCGGAAATACTGATGTAATAGGCAAAAGAATTTACACTGACCGCTCCTTGGCGATTTCCGGATATGATCGCCACCTAGAAATTCTTTTACCAGATCCAGATTTGCCCTTAGACACCTCGACTGACATTAGCACTGCCCAAATAGGCGAAGCTGGTGTGATGTATGACTTGAACTATGTTACAACTGGGTTTGACTCTAGTCTTTTTGATTCAACACCATTTGATCCAGCCTTAAATATTCTTGGCGAAACTATAATCACGTTGCCGCCATGTTTTATGATTGGTGATGTTGCAGAGGATGAATTGGCAAGAAATATGTTTTTTAGAAATAAAACTGGTTGTTACGCAGTTATTAATCCTAGCATGATAGGTCTTAATAATGTTTTATTAAGCAAGGCAAATATAAGTTATTACGGCGCAGATTTGACTACTAAACCAAAACTTTACTTGCTACGCAATTTTTCTGATGACGCGCCGCATGAATTAGATATCTCAAATAAATTTAGTTCATCGATTTGGAAATCATTTACCGCGAATTTTCCTGACTTGATTTCAGAGTGCATTTTGGTGCTTGTCGTGTAATTGCACATTTTTGGATTCTGATAAAAACTATAAATATCTGTAAAATGAATCTCTGGAGAAATACATGTTAGATGATTTTAAATCTAAAGTAGTTGGCCATGTTAGAATTGTAGATAAAAATTCTGGTGAGGTTATTCTTGACAAGAATAATGCAATTCACCCAAGAAATATGGGCATCGCAATTGCTAGAGGACTAGCTGGTGCTAGTAACGCTAGTGTATATAAGTTAGTTCTTGGAAATGGCGGAACAACAATAACTTCCGGTGGGGATATCATTTACTTAGCAACTAGAACTGCGCCAACTGATAATACAATCTATAATCAAACGTATTCTGAATTATTATCTGCAACTGATAACTCTGCAGTTGCCACGTCTAATCCACTGCCTTCTATTATCTCAAAAGTAACTACAGTCGTTCTTTTAAGTTCAAATGAACCAGTTGGTCAAGATCCTTCAGATTCTGGCGATGGTTCAGACAATATTAACGACCAATTTGTTTTTGACGAGCTTGGACTTATGACACAAGACAATTTATTGCTTTCGCATTTGATCTTTTCTCCGATTGAAAAAACAGCAAATAGAACTTTAGTTATTACGTACACGTTGACAATTAGCGTAAGTTAATCTTGTTTAGGAATTTGATAAATGCAACTTAATTTTAGACAAGGTTTAGTTAGACGTCAAACAGACATCTCGTCAACGCCAACGTTCTTACAAAAGACCTCAGTAGCTGGAGATTATATTGATCTGAATGTTTCTCCAGATCCAACTATCTTCACAATTGCCCATGGCAACGCAAATTATTTGGTAGAAGAATCAAAATCATTAACGAAGGCTTGGGGTCCGCTTGTTGCAACTGGTCAAACACAGTGGCTTTATTGGGACATTGACTGGGCAACTGGTGCTCTAACGCGTGGATTTACAATATTGCCTCCGCTGCATGGCGCAGAACCACCGTTGAGCCCAGCAGTTGACCAGCACTGGTTTGACTTAACAGACCGGGTTATGAAAGTTTGGAACGGCGCAAAGTGGTTAATGAAATTGCGCGCTTTTGCAGTTCAATATAACTCGAGTGCGATTTTAGTTCACTACACACTGGGTTCTCAAGTTGGTCTTGATAATACTCCCTGCACAGCAGGTCATATAATTTTTGGCAATAACAATAAGCCGTTACGTCAGGCAGATGGTACCTTTGTCACAACTGAAAGCGAATTGATTGTTGGTAGGGGGTCCTCTACTAATGTTAAATTTGATTCAGTCTTAATATATGCGATGGCAACTGAAAATATGCCGCGATATTCATTGATTTCATTTACTGCCCCGGATAAGATTTCCTTAGCGTCACACCTCAACGTTAATAGAGAAGTTGGCGGAATTATTATTGAGGACTTGTATGAAAGTGAAGTTGGTTTAGTAATTACAAATGGTAGCTTAAAAAATGAATTTTGGTCTTGGCCGGCTAACGCAATCGGAAAACCTTTATTTTGTGGTCCTTCTGGACAATTAACTTTGACGCCTCCACCAGTTGGAATTACACAACAAGTAGGACTCGTTCGTGATTCTGATTCAGTTTATATAAATATAATGGTTCCTGTGATTCTTTAAGATACATTGATTTTTGCTTAGGCACTTAGCTTAAGCAAGAGTCTTATAATATAGTTTTAATAAAATACTTCATAAGAGATATTGTAGAAAATGCCCATTATCGTTAAGCCTATTTTTGTAAATTCTGACGGTCGCCTACAATCGGCGCCAGAAGATAGTCAAATACACATCGGTTCAATTGTTTCGCCACCTGGCCTAGGGTTTACTTTAAATGGCAAGGGACTTTTGTTTGACGATGGTTCTTCCTCGGCCGGCACTGGCACTTCTATCACGCTGCAATCTGCGTATGATTTAAGTTTAGATTCTAATAATAACGCATCCATCAAATTAAGTACTGGCAAAGATTTTGTCATTTACGACAATGACGAGTCAAACTTATATTTTAAGATAGATTCAGAAACTGGCCGAGTTACCATCACTGGCGATCTTGAAGTTTTTGGAACTTCTACAATTATCACATCAACTGTTCAAGACGCAGATCATTGGTTAATAAGTCCAGCGCTACCATCTCAAAGCGCCTTGATTATTAGACCAGATTTTACCACTGGTACTGTTGATTTAGTCTCAATTAGGCCTGGATATTCAAGTCCTGAAGTATTCAAAATAACAAGTGATGGTACTACACTTATCACTGACCTTGCAACAGGTCATATTTACGTAAATGGAAATATTGACATAAATGGCACCGTGGATGGTGTTGATGTTTCCTCATTGCAAACACAAGTAACTTCTCTTGCCGCAACTCTGACAACTCACCTTTTAGCCAGCACAAGTACCAAGCACGGTGCAAAAGAAGTCAGTGTGATGCCAACACCGTCTTTTGCGCCTGCGGCAACAGATGTTCAATCGGTTATTGATGCGCTTGATTTAAAGCTTGCCACGATTAGTCAGTCAGGCGCCGGTTTATTTGTGACAAACGTTTCACCGACCGCGACTGGTTTAGTTTCTCAGAAACAATATGCAGTAGGCACAATTCCAGCAAATGCAGTGTTGACGACTGCAACCTCAGATGTGTCAGTGGTAACAGTAAGCTTTGTGGCCGAGGGTGGTTCAGCATTTTATTCACCAACCGTTGAAGTAGGTCAGGTTGGCTCAATTCCAGTTATGGCAACTTTAACTGAACATCCCACTGATAAACGCTTTTTCCTGGGCACTGCATCTATAGCAGTTGTCACGCCGGCGAATGTTAGATTGACAGCGTCAACTGGAGCAATTACATATGTTGATGTTCTTGCTGCTCCACCAGTGCCAACAATCTCTTCACTCTCAATTGGCAGTTATCCTGGTCTGCAAACAGCCGTTAAGGCTGGAGACGTTCTTAGCGTCACTGGCGCTGTTCAAAATGCTGCTGCAGGTGTTACGCTCTTGACAAATTATGGTGCTGCAGGCAATTCTTCTTCTGTGACTCTTGGCGCAACTGAATCGGGTGGTTCTGGGTTAAGATCTTTCACTGGAACATTCGTTGTTGGTTCTGGCACTGGCTCGCTTAAAGTTCGCGCCTTTGCGACGTCTTCATTCGGTTCAACTAGCTCATTTTTTGAATCTTCAAATGCTGTACTCCTTGATCAGTTAGCACCAACATTTGGGCCAATCACCGTGGCGTATCCAGTTGGAACTGGTGCTTTAAAAGTTGACACAACTGCCACAGTAACTGCTGAAATTTTTGACTTTGCAACAGTTTCTTACACTGCTGGAACAGAAATAAGCGTTGCCGGTCCCACGTCATATGCTGTAACAAAAAATGTAACTTGTGTTGGTGGAACGTATGTTGATTCTGGAAATAATTACACAATTACTGCAAACAAGATAAGCAACGGCACACAATCAATCGCAAACGCGCTAGTTAAGATTGCGAATACTGCGCCAACAGCTGCAATTTCGATTTTGGGTTCTCCGACCCGGTTACGCAGCTCGGCCAGCGGAATTTCTTACACTGTCACATTAACTGCTTCTGAGAATCTGGCGTCAGCGCCGCTTGTTACAGTTTCTGCTGGAATATTGTCTAGTTTTACGGGTAGCGGCAAAGTTTGGACATCAACTCTAACAATCAGAGATTCTGATCCTCGCGGCGTTCAGACATTCACAATTGACATGATGTTAAATGAAGCAATCATTAGTGGAACTGTGATAACCTCAGGCCAATCATTCACGATTGGTGGTTTTGCCTTGCGACAAATTACATATCCAGCTTTTTCTCGCTATCAACCTATTGGCGCAAACGTCTTGGATGTTTCAAAGGTACAAGTTAGGTACGCAGGCATCACTCAACTTCTGGCGTATCAAACAAGTACAGCAAATGTGTTTGGCGGATTCACAATAGTTAATTCAGTTGGTGTTTTTAACTCAACTGGCAACAATTTATTCTTGTCAGACGCCGATTTTGCCGGGGCAAATACAACTGGCTCGCTAGTTGTTGAAATAGAGGAGACCGAATAATGGCTGCCGAATTCGAAAATTTTGTCCAGCAAGAACTTCCTCGCCGGCCGTACGTAACAACAAATCCATCTCAAGAAACAATACCAGTCCGCCGCGGCCCTGGTCCGCGTCAATTAGAATTCGTTGATATTGCAGAAGGCGAAGTTCTAGGTAAATCTGGTGGTGTTATAACTGGCCTATCAGTTCTTTCAATTAGCAATTGTAAAGGCTTTGCATATGAAAAACCAATTGCTGAGGCAGTTTGGACAATAGCACATCTGCAAAACACGCGAAATGTACAAGTAACTGTTTATGACGTAGAAGGCGCAATTATTTTTCCAGATAAAGTAACAGTTGTTGACGTAGATACTGTGCAAATTTCATTTGCTGGTGCTCAAGATGGTCGCGCAGTTCTTATATTATTCCCTTCAACGACGCCTGAACCACCTCCACCGGCTGTTTTTTTTTAACTAGTTCGTATTTTACTTCAGCACTATATCCATTGGCAGAAACTGATAATCTAACAGTTCAAAATCCGCCGATAGTGTCATCATTTCTTTTACCAACAATGACTGACAATATCAGTTTTAGCAATGCAGAACCAACAACTGGCACATTAGAAACTAGTATTACATATTTGTCATACACGGGAACAGAAGAGTTGATGACATTCAATAATGCAGAACCCACAACTGGCACATTAGAAACTAGTATTTCATACATTTCGTATACAGGTACTGAAGAGCTTATCAGTTTTAACAATGCAGAACCAACAACGGGCACATTAGAAACTACTATCGCATATATCACTTATAATCAGGGCGATATAGAACTACTAGACTTCAACAACGCTATTCCTATTTCTGGAGATTTAACATGAAAAATTTTTTGAAAGGAGAGTACAAATTCGTCGTAAAGTCTCCTGATGGCACAACTAAAGAAACAGATTGGATTCCTAATCTTATCCTTGACCAAGGATTGGATTTGATTGGTGAAAATGTTGGTAGTACATTTTTGGACGGGGCTTACGGTGGATATATGCAAGTTGGCACAGGCACATCTGCGCCAAACGTATCTCAAACATCTCTTGAAACACCAATTGCCACAGAAACTAATGAATCTTATGGCTCTTATGAAAATGGTGGTTCGGGTGAAAGTTATGCAGGAAAACATACCATTTATGCTGCATTTGCACAAGGTGCTGTAGTTGGAAATATCACAGAAGTTGGTATTGGTGCTAACGGACCAATTCTATTTTCACGTGCCTTAATTCTTGACCAATATTCAAATCCGGTTTCAATTGCCGTAACATCAATGGATCAATTGACCGTATATTATCGTTTAACAATCACTCCTGATACTGCAACAAGTACAGGGACAGTCACAATTGGCACAAGCACATATAATTATGAATCAGCATTGTTACGGGCTAATTATGCATGTCAATTCTATAGTGCCCAATACAATTTTGTTTGTATCTCATACGAAAATGATGCAGCAATTGCGCCTATTACTGATAATGATATGTCTGGTACAGTCTTAGATTCTTATGCTTATGCATTTTCTGTAACTCCTTATGTTGCCGGTACAAGTGAGTTGGTTGGCACAATTACTGCTAGTCCATCTATGTGGAATGCTGCTGGCGGTATTGGCGGTTTGCAACTTTACGGTGGCTTAAATCGTTACCAAATGACATTCTCCCCCGCGATTCCAAAAACAAATATACAAACGCTTACACTTGATGTGAAGCTTTCATGGGCACGAGGATAATATGCAAGGACGTCTGAAGGGATATTATAAGATCGCGGTCAAGAACAAAGATGGCCACGTAAATGAGACACCTTGGTTTGAGAATATGATTCTTAACCAAGGTCTTGACGCCTTCGGCACGTCTGGTTCCATTGGTTATGGATATGTTTTTACCTTCATAGAAGTTGGTACAGGCACAACACCCGTTACGCCAAATGACACACAACTTGCAAATTTTTTAGCACGGGCTGATAATAGTGGCAATCAATTATCATCAAGTTATTTCAACGACGGCACAAGCGGTGATTACTCTGGCAATTGGACATTCAACGCGACATTTCCAGTTGGTTCAGCTGTTGGCAATATTACTGAAGTTGGTGTGGGTGGATTTGGTTTAGTACCAGACCCTGGACAGCTCGTGTCACGCGCACTTATCACTGATGAGTTTGGATCACCAACTTCTATCCCAGTGGCCGCTGAAGACGAACTTACTATTTTCTATCGATTGCAGATTTTTCCATCATTGATTGATACTACTGGCACAGTTACAATTCTTGGCAGTACACTTACCTACACATCAAGATTATTGGCAGCCGGAAATGCAGGTTATTCATATACTGCCGGAAATGCTTGTTTCCTAAATGGTTTGCAAACAGATGCCTCACTAACTAATATCACCGCCACGGTTGCATCTGGTACTTTTGTGCCACTTAACGGGGGTGGTGTTCAATCAGCAATTCCCTTAACGTATTCAACAGGCACATACTATCGTGACGTAAATTTTGTCGTCGCACCACAAGATGGCAATGTCGGCGGTGGTATCAAAGGATTTTACCTAAATTCTGGAATAGGTAAGTACCAAATTATTTTGAATAATCCAATTGCAAAAACAGCAACTAATAGTTTTTCAATTACATTCCGCCAAACGTGGGGGAGAGATTAAAATGATTCCAAATAACGCTATCACTCCAACACCGCGAGTATCAACTTTCAAACCGCCTGAGAATCAAGCATATTCTGCTACTTCACATGTGTGCTCTGGACCGATCAATATCAGCGATCTATCGCAGGGACGTGAATATCAATATTGGACAACATTCATTGATGGTGGTAAAGTTAAAATGCGCAAAACCAATACATCAACTGTGGCTTTTACTTATCCTACAACTGGCACGATCGCAAATCTTATTACATGTTCTGGCGCCTTTGACCAAAATGGCTCGGCGATTGTGGCTTTTCAAACAGCCCAAGCATCAAATATTTGGTTCTACAACAGCGGTCCAGCAGCGTATCAGTTATTATCTGTGACTGGTACCACCTCATGCAGAATAGCAGTTGATGATTTGCGTGATTTTAACAAAGCCGGCAGTGATATTATTTTTGCTTATACAGATCCAACTGGCAAAGTATATTATCGCCAACAGCGTGAAAATTATAATACGCCAAGATTTGTTGGTACTGCAAGCAGCTCAACAGCAATTATCAAGAAATTGGGTATGAACTTGCAGAATCGTCTACAGTTTTTCGTAGAAACAACCGGGTAATACATGTGTGTTACACACTTTTAGTTGATTATAAGTAGAAAAAGATTGAAAAAAGATTGAAAAAAGATTGAAAAAAAGTAAATAATAGAAGAATCTTAAACCAAAGAAATTTAATTTAAAGGTCCTGAGGTACTGAAATGACAAAAATTAGAACTGTAAATACACAAGATATCGTGCTAGCCGCAACTCTTAAAGTTCTTGGTTTTAACTTAAACAGAATAGAAAAGAACGGAAATAAAGGCACTTTCGTGTTTGATTCTGTTGACGAAAAAATTATTGAAGACTATGACTTAGGAAATTTGGCAGTTGAGCCTGTTGCCTTTAATTCAGCAATTAAAGCTTTAACTACTGCAACACGCCGCCAAATATAATAAAATCCCTTCCCAACTTATAAATATACACGCAAGACGAAATGACTTTTAATCTTTAATCTTTAGATGAGACTAAAATTCTTTCATCTTTTGTTTTTAGATAACAACATGTTTTAGATGTTATCTAACGATATAAAGACACGGCATCATCGTGTCAGCATAATACCATAATACATAAAATGCATTTTACTGTATTAAATCTTTAATTAACCATTGGAGAAAAGTATGAAAATTAATGGTCATTTACTTTTTAATGCCGACGGTACAGGCCGCGTTCAGAACGCGTTCCTTGAGACAACATCAACAGTTGATGGTCTCGCCGTAGGCGCAGCTGGTCGCTTCATCTACCAAACAGGTGCTGGTGGTGAAGGTGCTGGCTTCTATTATTCAACAGATTCAGCATGGATCAAAGTTGCAAATGCTTCAATCCTTACTGGTGTTCAGACTGAAATCGACGCTGTCGAAACATCACTCGGCGCCGGCATTTCATCAACAGGTACGTTCGTTGCAGGTGGTTTCACCAGCACATTCAGCGACCTCGGTGGCGCACCAACAAGCTTTACCGATGCTATCAACAAGTTAGCTATCTACTCAAACTCAAACAACCAACTCTCAGAGCTTGATGACGTTGATGTTGCTGGTCTTGCCGACAAAGGCTTACTCCAGTACAGCAGCACATCAGGTAAGTGGGAAGATGTTACTGTTGCTGGTTTAGCTGGTCAAGTTTCACTCGACCAACTCGGTGATGTTGATCTCACAGGCGCCGCCGACGGTTCATTAATGAAGTTAGTCGGTTCAACCTGGACAGATGTCACAATCGGTTCAGATTCAGGCGTGCAGAAGTATGATGCTGGTCTTGATGCCCTTGCTGATAAAACATCAACAGGTATTCTCGTTCAAACAGGCGCTGACACATTTGCTTCACGTGAAATCGTTGTCCCAACTGGCATGTCAATCACCAATGCTGACGGTGTTGCTGGTAACCCAACAATCGCCCTCGCAAATGACCTCGCAGCTCTTGAAGGTCTGTCAACAACAGGTATTATCGTCCGTACAGGCGACGGTTCAGCTGTAACACGCGAAGTTGTCGGTTCTGACGGTATTGCTGTTAGCTCAGGCACAGGCGTTAGCGCTAACATCACCCTGTCACTTGACGCAACACTTGTTAGCTTAGCCAACACATCTGACGATGGCATCATGATCCGTAAGGCTGATGGCACCATGGTCGGTAAAGATGTTGCTGGTACAGCCGATCGCGTTGTTGTTACAAACGGTTCCGGTACAGACGCTGGTGACATTCTTGTTGACCTCGCTGTTGTTCCATTCTCTGGTTCAGCTGCATTCAGCAAAGTTGCTGTTGACGCCTATGGCCGTGTAACAACTTCAACAGCCGTTACAACAGGCGATATCACAGCTCTCGTTGATGCTACATATGTCAACGTTTCTGGCGATACCATGACCGGTGATCTTTCATTCGGTGGTACACAGAAAGTGACAGGCTTGGCCGCTCCAACAAGTGCTGGTGATGCTGCAAACAAGTCATATGTTGACTCAGTTGCTTCAGGTCTTTCCTGGAAAGAGCCAGTTGATAGCGTTGGTGCCGCACTGCCAGGAACAGCTACAACAGGCGACCGTTTCTTGAACACAACCGATTATAAGATCTACACTGCTACAGCTGCTAACACATGGGATGCTGGTGTTGCTCCAGTCGACGGTTGGGCCGTGTTTGATCGTGCTACAGAAACTGGTTATGTCTATCCAGGTACAGGTAGCTGGGTTCAGTTCACAGGTGCTGGTCAGATCACCGCTGGCGTTGGTATGTCTAAAAACGCTAACGTTCTTGACATCAACCTTGGTGCTGGTGTTAGAGAGCTCCCAACTGACGAAGTCGGTCTTGACCTCTACTCCGCTGGCGGTCTCTTACTGACAACTGACGGTTCAGCTGCTTCAACATCATCAGCTGCACAACTTGCTATCGCTCCTCTCGGTGTCACCAACGCCATGTTGGCCGGCTCAATTGAGAATGCTAAGCTTGTTAACAGCGCTGTTAGCTTAGCTGGCGATCAAGGCACAGCAGGTTCAGTGTCACTCGGCGGCACAATCACATTTGACGGTGTTGCCGCTCAAGGTGTTGACGTTGCTGTCACAGGTTCAACAGCCGTAATCACAGTAGCAACAGCTACAACAGCAGCTCTCGGTGTCGCTAAGTTCTCAAGCGATGACTTCGCCGTTGCTGTTGATGGTATGGTTACAGTGAAAGCTGCTGGTATCGATAACGCTCAACTTGCTAACTCTTCAATGACATTTGGTGGTGATACCGGCTCAGCCGCCACATCACTTGGTGGTTCATTCGATGTTAAGGGTTCTGGCGCTATCTCCACAGCAGTAGCCGGCTCAACAGCTACAGTTTCTGTTGCTGATGCTTCAACAACAGTTAAGGGTGTCGCAAGCTTCAGCAGCGACTTCTTCTCTGTTTCTTCTGGCGCTGTCAGCCTCGCAGCTTCCCTCGACGATCTTACCAACGTTGACGGTGCTGATGCTGGTGCTGATAAGTCACTCCTCCAGAAAGATGGTAGCACCTGGACAGTTGTTGCTCCTTCAACACTCATGGGTCAAGTTAAGCTTGGTGACCTCGGTGATGTTGGTACAGCTTCAACAGCTACAGTTGGTGAAGTCCTCGCAGTTAAGGGTGACAACACCTTCGGTACAACCAAGATGTTCCATCTCTATGATGGCGCTTCAGCTACAACACACGTTGTTACCCATGGCCTTGGCCAGAAGTATTGCAACGTAACAGTTGTGGATGCTGGCGACGAAGTCGTGATCCCACAATCAATCACATTCAACAGCTCAACACAGCTCACAGTTGTGTTCAACTCCGCTATTGCATGTAAGATTGTTGTAATGGGTATCGCTACAGCCTAATAGGTTGTAGTTTTGTAGAGGGAAAGGAGAAGAGCATTGCTCTTCTCCTTTTTATGTTTTACCAGTTGTACGTAAAAACTGCCCCATAAAATAGAAAATTAGTAATTCCATAATAAATAGCTACTGAAGAAATACCTTACGCCCAAAATAGGATCCGTGCTATGAAATTTTATGGAAACGCAAACCTGCAAAAGAATCAGCTCCAGAATCCAGCACTGGAAGTTATTTCATCATTTCCAGTCAATCCAGTTGTTGGTTCTCTTATTTTCAAAGGTAATACTGTTTACATCTGTGTCAATGTTCAAAATTATCCAATCTGGGTACCTTTAACACGAGATGTAGAAACACATATCCATATTCAAGCTGAATCATCCTCTTCATGGACCATTACCCATAATCTTAATTCGGACATTGTTAGCATTCAGATCTACGATCAAGATAGTAAAATGGTAATTCCTAGCGAGATTGAGCTTACAAGTAAAACAACAGCAACAGTTACACTTTCTTCCGCCATGATAGGCCGAGCAATTGTTGCAACTGGTAGTCTTGATGGTAATAGGGCACCAACCGAATAACATATGATAAAAAGTCATCAACTTTTTAACTAAAGGATTGAATTATGAAATTTTATGGCCACGCAGATTTACAGAAAAATCAGTTACAAAACCCGGCCCTGGAAGTTATTGAGACATTTCCAGCTAGTCCGGTTTTAGGACAAGTTGTTTTTAAAGATAGCGTAGTTTACATTGTTGTTGGTTTCTCAAACGGCCTTCCTGTTTGGGTTCCTTTAACAAGAGAAATCACATCTTATGTGCATACTCAGTCCTCTTCAGCATCAACTTGGACCGTAACACATAACTTACGTGCTGGCACAGTTTCAGTTCAGGTATTTGATAGTTTGAAAAAAGTTATTATCCCTAATGAAATTGAGATCATTGATCAGAATACTGTTCAGGTTAGTTTAAATTCGCCAGCCACAGGAACTGTTTTCGTGGTTTCTGGAAGCACTGAGGGTAATGCTAAACCAGTTTATTCTTATGAACACACCCAGTCATATGCTTTAACAACATGGGTTATTGATCATGCTTTAGGATATGAGCCAGATGTTCGTGTGTTTATTAATGATCAAGAAGTTCAGCCAGCTTCAATCACTCATAACACAGTGAATAGAACAACGATTACATTCTCATCACAGCAAACTGGTGTTGCTAAGTTTATTTAAGGAGTTAAAATATGTCTTATAAACCTGGCCACTCAGTATTACACACCCAAACAACAGCTTCAAATACTTGGGTGATTAACTATGGCTTTGATGGTTATCCAGTTGTTGACGTATTAGTAGACGTTGGTGGTGTTAAAACTAAAATTATTCCGGCATCAGTTGCTAGAACATCAACTGCTACTGTAACTATTACTTTCACGAGCCCACAAACTGGTGTGGCTCGCGTGATTTAAGGGGATAAATTATGGCTGAGACTTCATATGATTTTTCCACTAGCACCGCAGCAACAACTTGGACAATTAATCATTCTCTTCGTTCATATCCAATTTGTGATGTATTTTTGCATGATGGTCGAAAAATATTACCAAAAAGCGTAACACATCCAACTACTTCAACAGTTATTATTACATTTTCTGTTGCAACTTCTGGTACAGCTCGTCTAGTAGCATAAATTAACTGAAATTTTTTATAAATAAGGTCAGTACTGCACTGACCTTATTTTTTATATGGATATTATATATGATACCCTTCCTACCATTTTCCGCATTTAAATTCAAAACAATCGCTATTATTTTAGTCTTATTTGTTATTGTAGGTGGAATTCTTTTTGTTAAACATAAAATTAATTCTCTTGAGAAAGAAAAAGTAGAATTAATTGAGAAAAATACTATGTTGGCGAATGATCTGCGTCGTGCAATTGACGTTAATATAGAAAATCAACAAACTATCAAACGATTAGAAAATGCCAATAAGTTGAAAGAACAAGCTGAACGAAATTTAAAAGATAAGATGAAGAAGGATCAACAGACAATAGATAATTTGATGGAGAGAATTTCAAAGGTTAAACCAGAAGATGATGGTCAAGTTGCGAATGTATTAAAAGACACCGTTGACACAATTCAAAAACAGCGTGATGATCGTAGTAAGGAGACAGTAAAATGAAATCACTCGGAATAATCTTCTTAACAGTTTTAATAACTGGCTGTGCTGCGCTAGATCAAAAAACGCCAATGGTTGTAAAAACTGAAGTCATCAAAATGAAAATACCTGAGTCGCTGATGGAAGTTCCACCGTATCCTAAAAAAATTGATGTCGAAACTGCCACTCAGGCTGATGTTTCGAAATTTATAGCAGAAACTGAAAAACGAATGTATGAACTTGAGAGAAAATTAGAAGAAATTAAAAAATTTAATGACGTGCCAGTAGAGAAGTTAGATGGGAGCACTAAGTGAGTTGTTGTGATAAGGGTTCTGCAACTGCTGCTGCATCTTGGACGCCAATTCCAGATTTTACCCAACCAACTTTTATGTTACCTGGCGAATCTGTTGATTGTTATATGAACCGAGCCGGTAACCCATCTGGTGATCAGCGAGGAGCACCAGAAGAAGTGCCTGGAAAAATCACTACTAATACCATAGCTGTAGATTGCAATATGAATGTAGTAACTGCTACATTTTTAGTATCTGCGTCTACCGCTACTTCGACAGTTACTTCGTGGGGATTCGCGATCACCCCGCCAGTGACAGCCAGCACTTCAACAACTGCTGCGTTAGTTTTTAATTCATCAACTGGCATCTTAAGTGGCACATTCCCGGTTGCTGACGAAAAGAAAAAATTTACAATTCTGATCACTGCATATAGCGGAACAGCAACACTAGATTCTAGATCTTACACTGTGGTTCCTAAAATATGTAGAGATGATGAAGATGTTAAGTTGCAACATCCAATGCCTGGTTCAAGAAATACTTCTCGCTTTGGGCCAAGACAATCGCCATGCGCTGGGTGCTCAAGTACACATGGTGGTCTGGATTTTTCTTACGGCCAAGGCAATTATGGTTCAGGGAAACCTGTATTATGTTCTGCGGATGGCACAGTAGAATTTAATGGCGTGCAACGCGGTTATGGTAATATAGTTATAGTTAAGCACCAAAATGCTAAAGGACAACTTGTATGTCGCACCGCCTACGCCCACCTTGGAAAAGTTTTAGTTACGCAGGGTCAGAAAATTTCAGCCGGCACACCGGTAGGATTTCTTGGTGGGCCATATGGTTGGACAGGTATAGGTACTGGCATACATTTGCATTATGAAGTACGTCTGCCAGGGCTTCCTGGTAAGGGGTGCACAGACCCACTGCCATATCTAGATGGTAAAGTTGATTTGGGCATTGCCGGTGTTACGCCATCAGGCGAATCAGATCCAGGAGTTATAGCTGCTAATCTAACCACCGCAACTAACACAAATGTTCAAATGACGTACGAGAGAGGAAATGCTCAACCGTGTCCAGTATTTAATGCACCTCCAGTTGTACCTACACTTTCTGATACTGCAACTAATTTTATTCCATCTCAACAGATAGGTCCTTCACGTGCTTCATGCAGACCAGCAACAACCCCATCGGCTGCAACAGTAAAATCTGAAATTGACGCTGTTCTTAATATGTATCCAGATTTAGATGCCAGCGATAGATTGTTTGTTCATATAACTGCACAAATTGAAAGCAATTATGATCCTTACGCAAAAAATAAAACATCTTCAGCTACTGGACTTTATCAATTCCTTGACCAACTTGCAAAGGTTTTTTATGGTGGCGGCAAATTTCAAGCTCCAGCCTTAGCTGGAATTCCACCAACATGTGAAAATCGTTGCAATGTTACATATGCTACTCACGCGATGGTTGCTTGGTATAAAAAAGAAATTTTGCCAGGTTACAATAGTTATGTTGCTTCTGGTGGTACTAGAATTTTAGGTAAAGTTATAGCTCCAAATTCAGTAAGTGCAAAATATGCATCTTACACTAAAGCAGAATGGTGTTACGCTTTTCACCATGCTGGTCTTCCAGCAATGATAGCCGGCACAGACACTCAGGGTGCGCAATATATTCAGAGAAGAAAAACTGATTTCGCTTAATCTATTATTTTGCAATTTGGTGATTCAATATTAAACATCTTACTGTTTTTCAGAATACTTGTAAAAACTCCAAAAACAGAATCGCCTTTTTCTATTTTGCGACTAGCTGAAATAATTCCACCCTTCCAATCAGTTTTTGTTCTGCCTGCTTCTTTGTCAAATTCATATACCATGCTGCGAACGATGGTTGGTTTAGTTATGCTTCCTACCCATTTAAAAAGCCCAACTCCATTTCGCCATTCCATTTCTTCGATGTAACACGAAGCGACAATCTTTTCACCATCAAAATCATTGAATTGTATTTTCAACTTTGGGACTTTTCTTTCAGCATCTTTTATCGCTTCATACTCAGTCAAAAAACCCTCATAATCATTAACTGAACAGAAATATTCATGATCAGCGGTGTAGAAATCATATCTCACTCTTCGCGTCATCCGCCACGGAATGCAAAATAATTTAACTTTTTCAGTTAACGAAGCATAAGTTCTTGCGCCGTAATACGTATGAACATGTTCTTCATAAACAACAAAACCAAAAACACGATTGAAAACATCGTAATATGTTGCAACGCTGCCATTCGCCCTGACGTAATCACGCTTAATTCGCACGGGCCAGACTATTCTTGGTAGCATAAACTTAATGAAATATTTGAATGCATATAACGTAAGTGTACATGGATGTTCATCATCTCCTGAATCTAAAACAACGCCAAGTCCATATTCATGCTTTCCACACTTGATGAATAATTCGCGCATAATAGTCACTCCGTTAAATTAGATAAATACTATTATATACTTGTCGTATATAAATTAAAATGGAGAATTAACTAAAATGCCTGCAGCTGGTAGAATTTCAGACCGCCTATCTTGCGGTGATTTTATTAAAACTGGTTCATCAGATGTTTATGCTGATGGCTTGCCGCTCTCACGTCAAAATGATGTAACAACAAGTCATTCAAGTGGCCGTGATTTCTGGAGAAGTGTAAAAATAGTAGAAGGCTCATCGAATGTTTTTATAAACAACCGACCTGCTGTTAAAGTTGGAGATGCTGCTGAACGGCACTGCGCCAGTTCTTGCCATGTTGGCAAAATTCAAAAAGGTTCGCCAACAGTTTTTATAAACTAATAATGGTTTACACTCCACAATTTGACCCAAAAAGAGATTTACCTGAGTTGCGACTTGTTTCAGCCCGCCGAAGCAATATCATGATAGGCGTCACGGGAACTGCCGCAATTACTGGAACTACTTTAGATGGCCCAGTTTTTATACGAGCAAAAGACGTAGGATATCACGGAAATTATTTAACTGTTGAGTCATCTCTAAGTTCTACGCTTACATTAACATTTACTGCCACATTAGAAATACCCAAAGTAGACAAAATTAAATTATCGCAAGGCGCTTCAGCCGAAATAATTGGCGCTGTTGCTGGTTCACATCCTGCGCGATTAATTTCTATTGGGTTTTATACAGTAACTAATACTATCTCAAAAGACAAAAATACTGGAATGACGAGCACAGTTACTGTTGCAGGTCAGGCTGTAGTAAAAGATCAAATACTTGGGACACTCGGAACTTTTACTGTAGGCAGGTACTTTAGATCTTCTTCAATATGTTTTGGGCTGAAGAATTTATTAGTAAGCAATACCGGAACTGACACAATCACCTTCTTGGCGGGTTATCCTTGTGAAACATATAGTTATACAGCAACGAGTTTTGGCAGTACTCAACATTTAAAGATTACTGATATTGCGCAAGATGTTAATAGCAAAAGTCAATTAATCACTATCATCGATCCACCAGGAAACTTATCTGACGTTAGAGATACTAGAACGCTTGCGGATGTTTATTATCCAAATTTTAAGTTTCCCGAATTCACTAAACTCTCATTAACAAACGCAGATGGTCCACCACCTTCTGCAAATGGTGTAAAAACCGGACCTATGCGGTCTATCATATTACTAATTGAGACAGAAAATGAAAATGGCAGTGTATCTTCAGCCGAGCAGCTACTTGAGTGGGAAGGAAATTCTGCTACTGACGGTTCTTGGAAAAAAGTCTAATTAAAAGAAAGTCTCAAACCACTGGTTCCAAGTACCTGGAAACTGAGATGGGTCGTAAAGCCAAATTCCGCCCTGTTTTGGCTGAACGGCTATATTCAATTTAATCTGATACAAATCTCCAACTAAAACTGGAGAGATTGCAGTGATAAAATGCGGGCCTGCTGGATACATCACCATTGTACCACGCTGCGGCAATAATGAGAAGTTATACGCAGGAAATTCTAATTTTCCACCATAAACTTCTGTGTTTGGATCTAGTGGAATTTGATTATTATATGATTTTAGCCAAATAATTGCGGTCAAATCAACATCTTTTACTTTAACCCACTTCTTCCTAACGTATTTTGAATTTTCGCAACCGGGTGCTTCAGCAGGTCGCTTACTAAATTCAGGATAATATTGAAAAACTAATTTGTCACTGCCGCGATATTTTACATCATACGTATCTTCAACCACGGGAACTAATTCTGAGATTCTCTTGTACAGAGAAGACTGGAGCTCTTGATTAAAGCGCTCCATCTTTATTGGATCTCCATCTTTGTCAAGATCTGGTTGTTCTACCCAAACTTTCGCAACAATATCCTCACACAACTTCGGTGATATAAATTCTTCAATTACGATGAATGGGCTTTTAACCATTACGACCTCTTCTAAATTACTATGTTATTCTATTTATAGTTTTCGCTCAACCAAAATTTGAGCGCTGCACAGTCATGTTGCTAACTAATAATATTCCCTGTAACGTGGCTAAAGTTTTTCCAATGTCATTAATATTTCTTGTTAATTCTGCATGAACATGTTTTTGGTCTTCAGAAATATCTTCAACGAGCTTGTTTAAAACGAATAATGTTTTTTCTAAGTTCTCAATTTTCTCTTTAACCAGCTCAATATCTTCTACGCTCTGCTGAAGTATTTCCTTAATTCTTTCATCATCGAATTTAACCTGTTGATCAGAATCACCTATCTGCTGAGATAAATTATCTTGAATCTTCTGAAGTTCCTCTCCAAGAAAAGATTTAATCTCTTCTTGGGCCATCTTTTTTGACTTAAAAACTTCTCTAAATGTATCTGAGAACTTTAATGTCAATTTAACGACTAATATACTTACTGCTATTATGATCGCAATCAAATAGATGAACATCTCGAGCGTCATCACATTGGCAACGCTGGTAAAAAGTTTTAAAATAAGTTCCATAGGATAAACTCAAAAAAGGGTTAAATTACGCGGCTAATAAGTGGTATGCCTGTATATCAGATAAATTTAATATCCTTATTCCCTTTTCTTCGAGCTGCTTAAATACTGCCTCAATGTGAGGCGCATCGACATGCTTATAATTTTTAATTGTGAATTCTCTTACGCCAAACATTTGTTTCATTAAACATGCACGTTCTGTTATTGCATAAATCTTTTCATATTTTGAGTCAAAATCAACCAAATCAGTAAAACATAAAATCTTTTCTTTCTCCATTTTGCTATTTATAACGTTATGGTTAAATTCAAACATGCTGAACATGACCATTTGCAGATATGCAGAAATTATTTTTGTAACCATCGGAAATGCAATAAAAATAGATAAACCCTCAAGCTCATTTAGCATTTCTGCCAGCGGCTGTTTTGCAATTTCATGAATTTTAATGACATAACTAATTAAAGAGTTGCTGAAAAGCTCATCATGAGAAATTAAAATATCTTCAATGTAAGTAAAAACTTGGTCTAGAATAGGTTTTATCTTTACGCTACAGCAACTTGTTAAATTTTTCTCTTCACCGTACTGTAGAAAATATCTTTCAACTTCTAAAATAAACTTAAACCAATAATCATATTCAATTAACACTATTTCACGAGTCGCTTTTGAAAATTTATCTTTATATTCAGCCGTGTTGATTTCGTTAAAGTCAAAAGCTTGTGCTTCTTTAAATTTAGAAATTGTGTGTGAAGATACTATTCTAAAATTAATATTATTTTGAACATATTCTGGAAAGATTATTTTATTTTTCATGATTTAGAGCTCAGAGTTAAATCAAAATCTTGATCTTCTTTTTTCTTAAGCAGGCATTTAACTTCTCTAAATAACTCATTTGCAGAATAAAAATCTAATGCGATGCTTGCGCCTTCAGCGGTATTTTCGCAAATAGGATATCTATATGAAGTATCCTTGAATTTGAATAAGGCGTACGGTGCATCTACGGTGATTTCATCGACGTAGAGAATTGATTCGGTCACGCCACTTTTTACTTTTACGTCGCAGTCGCCTAGCCAAAAAGATTTAACCCAGAATGACTGCTCTTCTTCAACTATCTCTTCATTTTTAACTTCTTCGTCTTCTGCCGCGACCGTCATTTCTTCCGGTTCTGCTTCGGATGCTGCTGGCATTTCAACTTCTTCTGGTTCTTCTTGCTTTGGTTCAACCGCAACTTCTTCTGGTTCTTCACCCTGTTCCTCTTCTTTCTCTTCCTGTTCCTCTTCTTCGTCTGTCACCTGAATGCCATTTAAAATTGTTGAGCCAGGCCCTGTCTGTTGAAGAACATTAATTCCATTTTCTTTTAACTGCTTAGCCAGCATTTCAACTATTTGACTATATAGGGAATCATCCTTAATCAGTAATGAAAGTACTAGAGTTTTCATACAAAGTTCCCCCTGTG